CCTCAAACATATGATGAAATTATAAAAATAATTAAAATAATATTAAAAGATTGTGTAAAAAAAGAAAATCTTCAAAATTATTTTAAATATTTATATTTACAAGCAAATTCTTATATTAAAAAATTTACATAAAAATTGTTCCATTTATTATAAAATAGGTGTAATATCCATATCCTCATATACCAAACCAAATATTATCTCTGAACTATTATTTTTAATTGCATATGTTAATGCAGTATTTCCTTTGTTATCAGCAATATTAATGTTTATTGCATCGGATTTAATAAATTTTAATACCATTTTACGGTAATTACGTTCAATTAAATACATAAGAGTAGTTTTACCTTCTTCGTCTGGTTGATTATAAATACATGTAATTGGAAATGATTTATATATATTAATAAATTTAGTATATAAATCGCGATAAATTGGTTGTTTTAATAATTCTGTTAAAAAAGGAACTTTTCGATTGATTTGACTTATATTTCGTTTAATTCGTTGAATTTTATTATTTTCAAAGTTTCTAGAATGAGATGTATATATGCTTCTAAGGAGTTGTATGGTTTCATCAATCATATAACATTTAAAGACATATTAATTTTAATATATATAATAATGAGTTATTCAGAATCTTTATTTTTAATTTTATGTGGTGCTTTATTAGGACCATTTTTTAATAGTATTGGTATGTTAAATGGTCAAGAAGCCCTAGATTATTACGCAGAAGTTCATCAAAGCAATTGGAATAGTTTGATGCACACTGTCGGAATGCCTTTTACATTCTATGGTATTTCTTGTTGGTTTCCAGCGTTATTTCGTCTATCAAATGCGAATAAAAACAGAATGCAAGAATATATATGGACTATATTATTTGTGCATTATATGACAATTGATTTATTCAGGGGAATGTTATGTTTATCATTATATATTTACCCAGCATATTTAGCATTAGAAAGAACAAAATATACATTGACTGATTGGGATTTATTCAAACATGGCTTTGTGGTATCATTTTGTGCATTGGTTTTTCAAGAAATCATTGGACATTGGTTAGGAGGGGATGATCCAAGTAGAGTCGAAGGTGTTCCAAATGCCATTTTTTATTCAGTATTTTATTCCACATATCATTTATTATAAATGAAGTTTTGGGGCTTAACGCCTCGTTCGCTTCTTTCGCAGCTTATTCTTTTCTGCTCGCGTGAGCGGTGTTGGGTCGAAGTTGTCCCGGAGCTTGGTGACTCGTCCAGAACGTGTTCGCTTCTTCAGAGGCACCTTGACAGGCGATGTGTCCTTCGGAGATGTGTCCTTGGAAGATGTGCCCTTCGAAGGTGTCTTGACAGGTGATGTCAGGTCACCAATCTCATCCATGATGGCCTTAAGTTCCGTTGGAGATAACGTCCACTCATCAGGAAGCTCGATTGGCGAAACTTTCGACAGAGGATTGCCATCGAAGCGACAGAGAAGCGTGTAGCTAAAAAGCGCATCGCCACCGAAGGGGAACGCATCGCCACCGAAGGGGAACGCATCGCCACCGAAGGGGAACGCATCGCCACCGAAGGGGGACGCATCGTCGCCGAAGGGGGACGCATCGTCGCCGAAGAAAGACATATCGCCGGTTGGTTCGATGGGTGACAGGCCAGCCATATTGATGGATCGGTGCAGTCAGCCCACGGGGTGTTTTGAAAACACAGTAATAAATACAGATTGAATAAATATACGTATCAGTTTTTTTGTCTCCTACCCAACCATTTTCCTTATAAAACGTTTTCTTTTTGGAGCGTTAAATTTAACTTAAAAAAATATCAATTAATACATATTATTATGAAATTCGATAAATGTGTATGTATTAATTTGAAATCTCGCAAAGACAAGAAAAAATATATGAAAATCACTTGTCGCCGCAAAAACATTCCCATCAAGTTCTTCTTTGCAGAAAAACATGAGAATCCCCACAGAGGATGTTTAGAATCGCATCTCAGTGTTATTCAAAAAGCTATTGAACAAGGCCATAAAAACGTTTTTATTCTCGAAGATGACGTTAAATTCATTCGCCCCATGTCTCAACTTCACCCTCCACCTGATGATTGGGATATGCTTTATTTAGGCGGCACCGTTCATCGTGTTATGAATAAGGATAATCCTCATTGGGCACGCGTGATAACATGGACAACTCATGCATATATAGTAAATCTTACTAATCCTGCTTTGGTCGAAGCCATTATGAAAGCTAAGGATTATGACCAAGAAATCGACAGATATTACTTGGAAAAAATCCATAAAAATTTCAATTGTTATATGGCTAATCCTATGATTGCCATTCAAAAAGCCGGATATAGTGATATCGAAGGTGCAGAGGTGAATTATGATTTTATGGAACAAACACTTAATGGTCTTCGAACACCCGAACATATCATTCGCGATGGTAGTTATGTCCTTAAACTTCCTAATTATACTGATTCTCAACTCCCAAAAGTCACCATTGTTACTCCTACTTATAATCGCCGCAAACTCTTCTGCATGGCCATTAGAAATTTCGAAAATTTCATTTATCCCAAAGATAAACTGGAATGGATTATTATTGATGATACACCAGAAGATGTCGGAGATTCCCTTGATGATGTTCTTCCATTAGATGATGATCGTATTCGTTATTTAAAGATCAAGAATGATGAAAACAAATTAACGGTTGCGCATAAACGTAATATTGGAGCAGATAAGGCCACTGGAGATATCATTGTTCATATGGACGATGATGATTACTATCCGCCTGAATCGGTATTGTGTCGTGTTAAAATCCTCCTTAAATATGCATCTCAGCAAATCCAATGTGTTGGATCGACTCTTATTGGTACATATGATCTGATTAGCGGTAAGAGTTCAATGTCTAGTGATGGTCCTATTAGTCTTTCAGAGGCATCAATGGCATATACTAAGAGTTTTTGGCAGGCGAGGAATTTCGATAGTACAGTTGTCAAAGGAGAACATAAGGCATTCACTGAGGGACGTCTCCAATATATTATGGATGTACCGTATAGTTTTATAATTATTGGTATTAATCATAATACTAATATTACAGGTGGATTAAGAAATAATATGGAACATGTTCTCAAGAAAACAGGAAGCGATGAAGAGGCTAATTATTATGACACATGGTCAGAAGATACTCAATTCTTTATTGATTCATTGCGCACAGTTGTAAAACCTGTTGTGGAAGAAGAGTTATAATGAATAACAATTATCAATTGGTTTTGTTGGTAATTTAACGATATCTGTATATTTTTCTACATGATTACTATCCTTTGTTTCAACTACTTCGTCAGCTACTTCGTCTGCTACTTCGTCTGCTACTTCGTCTGCTACTTCCTGATATTCCGATGGTTTATCGTCATAAGGTATTTCCAGTTCATCAAATAATCGATCGCGTATTACACGAATATTAAAAGTATGGTGATTAAGTGAATTTATATTACATTTTCCCAGTTTAATAATGCTATTTTTACCGGCTTTAGTAATAATAACATTAATAAATTCTTTTTCTCCTATTTCCTGATACATTGTTTCAAATCCCTCTAGAAGCATATCCAATGTATTAGGCATATGTTTAATATATCTGATCATATTCTTGGGATCCCCAAAATAATCCGCTACTAATGGATTGTAATACAAATTCTCTGCATAGTTTTTATGAATTTCTATGTTGTTTCGGTTAATTTTAACATTATTTTTGCTGTCTAGCAAATGAAGTAAGGTTCTTTCAGGAATATCGGCATCAAAAGCTGCTTTTTTCACATCTTTTTCACTAAATTTTACTGCCCAAATAGCAGATCTAATTCGAGTTTCAATATTTTCAATTTTCCAATCATCTCGTCGAGCGCGTTTAGTAGGATTCATTATTTATATGAAAAATGAATTTATAATTTTAAGTATTCTTTTGTATTTTTTTTATTAAAAAATAATATTGATTCTATAATGGAGCTACTTGATGAATTGCACGATGTATGTCGTACTAGTGGCTATAAAATCGTAAAATTTGTACTTGACCAAATAAAAACTCCATTAAGCATTAAAAAATATACCCAGTTAATCAATTCATGTATTAAAACCTATAAATATTGTAATAGAAATATAATTCATGAACAAAATATAAAAACAATACAAAATCATTATTATCATCATCTAAACAATTCATTTTATGAATTTATATTAATTTCATATAAACATCGTCTGTTCAACAAACATATTTTCAAACAAATATATGCTTATGCGCAGGAAAATATATTTGATCATGATTTTTGGGCATATGAAGATATTTGGAAAATAAAAGACGAAAAATTATTCGTACAAATATTATCGCCAATATTAACACATCCTGATTATTTATCCGACGTTATTGATGGTATTAATACAGATTATATATTGGATAATAAGCCTATATTCAAATTATTTATACAAATGATAATTGATAAAAATTTATTGGAATACATATTCTCTGAATTTGCTGCTTATATCTATTATGAATTTAAAGTATTCACTGCGCTTATTGAGATACTTGTTGAATGTAATCTTGATTTGAATTATGAATTTGATCGTGAATACAGCGATATAGATGGACTAAAATTTAAAACATGGCTAGGAAGAGCTGTTTTCTTGGATAAAATTGACCATTGTCGAGTGCTGCTTGATAGTGGAGCGATACCAAATCAGGAAATGATCCAAAAAGCCATAAACGGAAATATTTATCAAGAAATTATTGATTTGTTAAGAGAAAAAATAAAATAATTTAAATTTAGCTTGTAATGTGTTTTTATTTAATTTTATAAAAAACATGGAAATTCCAAAGGATCTGGAAATTTTATGCAGACACCGCGCTAATGATTCTCTACAGATAATCCTTAATCGTATCAAAAAACCATTAAAATTAAAATATTATCAAAAGCTCATTGATTCATGTCATCGACTTGTCCATGAATGGGGTGATATTTATGAGTCATTTAATGAAAAAGGAATGAAAATCATAGAACGACACTATCTTAAACATCATAATTTCTATTATTTTATTTGGATGGCACAACAATATTATTTATATGATAAGTATATCCTTAGACAAATAAATGAATATATGGGTGATTTATTCACCGATATGAATGTTGAATGGCAATTTTATTTAATGAAAGATCAAAGATTATGCAAAAAATTATTTAGTTGGAATGTTGAAGAAGTATTGGAAATTTTGATAATTAAAGATAATAAAGAATTATTTGAACATGCTATGAAATCGATTCCCCAAAATCATGATTGGTATGAATGCAATATGATCAGATCCAATATTTATTTTTTGAAAACATATATTAAATATAATGGTAATATTAATAAAAAATATGAATATGGGGAAAATAAAACAATGTTAGAATATGCAATTTCTTGTCGAAAATTTGAACATTGCAAAATATTACTAAAAAATGGTGCTATTGTAACGGATGAATGTCGCGAACTAATTAAAAATACTGATATTCCACAGGAAATATTAGAATTATTCTAAATAATAAATTATAAAATTATTGAGACGATTAGTATCCTCCTCCACTGTTTCCAGAACAAGATGACATAAAATAAGGCTTACCATCTTCATCAATTGGGATCATTCCTTTAATATACAATTTATTATAGACCACAATCCATTTTTGTGCATATTCAAGGGCTTCCTGTTCCTTATTAGGATTATGATTAAGATAAAGTGCCTTGATTCTCATGAACACATCATAATAACCATTGGTGAAAAAATATTTACCCATAAAGTTTGTAATATCTAGGCGTCGGCTGTATTTGGGACCATTATACCAACATTCCTTGCAACAAGATGAATGTTCCGTCCCATAGGGGAATGGGCAGTTATTTGTATTAACGATAAAGGTTTGATCAGTCATTTTTTATAAAATACAATATAAAAATACTTTAACTTATTTTTATTCAGTTTTATTTATAATTTTTATTTATAATTTTTAGCAAGAACCTATGCATATAGTACGATGTCTCCACCTTGGCGGAGTTTGCCATGGAATGCAACCACGTCTTTTCTGAATTTCCCAGTGATGATTTTTTTCACCAAAAACAACAGACGCCACCCGTTGTCCTCCAGACGACACTTTGTTCGAATGAACACATGATACACATGGCCATGATGAACCATGATGGCGTTTTGTCGAGGCCAGCACTCGGTTGGTGCAAGCACCGCGATGAGTCCACTGCCAACTTGAAGTGGGGCGTTGCCCATGATTGCAGGGTTTTTTATTAAAAATATATAAAAAATCTAAAAAATCTGTTTATCAGTTTTTTTATTCATCATCTTCATCTGATGCCGTTACACTATAACATTCACATGGATCACATTTACATGGATCACATTCACATTCGTCCGAACAAGATTTTTTGGTCGATTCATCACTTGATGTGTTATTTATCGTCGAAGGATTTTCATCGGTAGGATCTAAATCAGGTATTGGATGATCTGGTTTTGCACCATCATTTTCGAAACAACCGGCTTCAATTGTATCTTCCTTGTGATTTGTCCATAAAACCACTCCGACAACTACTGCTGATAAAACCAATACAGTACATACTGTTACTACAACTGTTTTTTCTTCCATTTATATTTATTGAATTAGATTTTTTCACTTTATTTTTTCCTAAACACACTATATAAAATGAAAATCTTTGCACTTATACCAGCACGAAGCGGTTCTAAAGGAATACCCAATAAAAATATAATTGATTTTCATGGCAAGCCGATGATGGCTTGGTCTATTGAACAAGCCCTGAAATGTAAATATATAGATCGTGTATTTGTTTCAACTGATTCCGAAGAATATCAACAAATAGCCATTGAATATGGTGCAGAAGCTACATTTCTCCGCCCTAAGGAAATTTCTGATGATCTTTCTACAGATCTTGAATGTATTGAACATTTTTTAGATCAATTAGCGTCAGAAGATCATCCGGATATCATTGTTCATCTTCGTCCCACATATCCAACAAGACAACTTAGTATCTTAGAAGCTACAATTGAAATATTTATGGGAGTAAGAAGTGAATATGATTCTCTTAGGACCGTTGTTCCTTTTGAAAAGTCACCAATGAAAATGTACACCATCGATTCAGACATTCTCAATCCACTTTTCCCAGAATGGCGGGGTATTAAAGAACCATATAATAGATGTCGTCAAGAACTGACTCAGTGTTATCTTCATAATGGATATATTGACATTATGAACACAGATACTATAAAAAAATATAAATCCGTTACAGGACTAAAAATATATCCATTTGTTATGAATGAAAATGAAACAAATGATATTGATTATTATAAGGATTTGAAGTAGATCATCATGAACCCATCAGAGCACGCATCAACTCATCAAAACTCATCGATTCGACGTTGGGCTGAAACATCTTCCCAATTCCGACACGACGCGCCTCAAGTTGTTGTTCCTCCGAGAGTGCGAGGAAAGCCTTGCTGACCTTCTCGCAGTACTCATTCGGATTTTCCTTGATATCCACTAAGGGAAATGGGTTTCCCTCAATGGTCTTGGTCACCATCATCCCTATGACCATCACAGCCGCAAGCAGGTTTGGCCATGTGAGAGGAACACCTTCGTTGGAGAACTGTTGCTTGGCCCACTCGGACGGGTCTACACGAACTCCATCGATGGTCCACTCTTTGGGAGTAAAACAAAAACAACCCGGCATTTCGTCTTGTCTAAAACGATTTGGTAAAAATATTAAGTATTTATCCATTGTTTCTTAATATTTTAATAGAAAAAAATAAACTCATGCAGTATACTTACAAAGCTGTCCATCATTTTGGGATGGATCTTGAGGTGCCATATAGGGGCTACTGAAATCCTCTCCCGGACAGCCAAAACCGGCTGGGGAATCATCTGGAGGATTCACGCAACTGAAATTGCTGGGGCAACTGGTTGAGCATTGCACAGTTCCATCTGAATTGTAAGACGCGCATTTCTGTTCGGCTTCACAACTAACGCATTTATTATAATTATCATATAATCCACATCCTTGACTATTATAACCACTTAGACTGGATGCAAGTTGTTTTTGACTACCTGATCCTAAATAACAATCTTGAGATTCTTCGCTACCTGTATTGCCTAATTCAATAATTCTATTATTAAGCAGTCTGATTATCTGAGTTTGCTTATCAGGATTCAAATTACGGAAATTTTGAAGGAATTGAATAATGGAACTCAATGCAGTTTTCTGTGCCCCAGTATAGCTGCTCAATTTACTATTCAAAAGAGTCAATACCTGATTCTGTTCTGAACGAGACATTCTCTGATACAATATAAGATCATATATGAAATCAGAAAGAGCCTGCTGTTGAGAATTAAAATGTTCAAGAATATTAGTATTTGTCAATAACATATATCCTACAAATAAAACAATTAATATTACTAAAAGCCAATGTGTCATTATAAATATTGTATATATATTTTTTTTAGAATTTATTGTGGGGATATTCCTTTTTTATAGTATCTCTTACTGATTCCTCCAGCTGATCAAACTTAATTTCTTGATTAGCACTATTATACACCTTATTTTGATGTATATTAAGATATATAACACAATTTTCCAGTAATTTACTCTTCATAATGGAATACGAAAATTGATGAACGTTTTCATTAATCTTCTTGAAAAAAGCTAGCAAAACCATTTTTTAATTGTAATTAAACAATTCATTGAATATAATGATAAATTAATCAGTTTTTATCTAGAGTTATATTATATGAGTGTAAATTCTATTACTAATAAAATCAAGAATATTAATAAAAATCGTATCAATATTAACAATAAAGTTGCTAATAAAATAAATAATGTTGTAAATAAGATTAATAAAAATGCTAAAACTAACATACCGGTTCTTCGACAAGAGGTTCGTAATCTTCAACCAAATGATTTAATGGCACCTATTGGTATTTTAGATCCAAATGGCAAGGCTAATAATCCATTAACAGGTGAGCCATACAAGAATATTTATCGAGATCCTAATAAAAATATTGGTAAGGAAAATCCGACATATGCTAGTCTCGGAAAAGTCTGGTCTGGATTTCCTATGTATGCAAAGCGAGAAGAAGCTATTAAAGCCATACATGATAACCAAGTAACACTTGTTATATCCGGTACTGGTAGTGGTAAAACCGTTTTAACTCCTAAATTCGCTCTTCATGCACTTAATTATCAAGGTCGAATTATAGTTACTACTCCTAAAAAAATCACTACAGTTGGTGCAGCTAAATTTGCAGCTAAAACACTTGATGTTAAACTTGGAAAAGAAATAGGTATTAAACATAAAGGTAGTAATAAGTCATGGTATTCTAAAACAGAAAGCAAAATAACGTATTGCACAGATGGCTATATCTTGGCTCGTTTAATTAATGAACCTCTTCTTCCCGATTTTGATTGTATCATTATAGATGAAGCTCATGAACGCGGTGTTAATATTGATCTTCTTCTTATGTTAATCAAAGAATTAATTCGAAAAAGACCTACATTTAAACTTATTATTATGAGTGCTACTATTAATGAACAGATTTTCATTGATTATTTCCCTAAAAACACATACACTTTCAAAATGATTAATGCTGGAGAAGGAACATCATACGAAATTAAGGAGTATTTCTTAGATAAACCCATTAATCGTTTCGATGAAAATGGAAATCTAATTAATAATAAAGATTACATTGACAAAGCAGTTGAAATAGTGGTTAATATCATGAAATCCGGAGAAGAAGGAGATATATTAGTATTTTTCACAGGTAATGCCGAAATCCGTGATGGTTGTATTAAATTACATCAGAAAATATCTGCATTTAACAGGAATACCAATAAAAAATTATATTGTCAGTTTTTAGCGGCAAAAACAGATAAAAAAGACGAAGATCTTATTATTCATCCAACTGATTACAAAAATCTTCCTAATGGACCTTATACTAGAAAAGTTGTATTTTCCACAAATGTGGCTGAATCATCAATCACCATTGATGGTTTGAAATTTGTTGTAGATAGTGGATTAGAAAACATCAATATTTATTATTCTAAGAAGAATATGGAGGCTCTTGAGCGTAAATATATTTCTAAGGCATCCCATAAACAGAGAAAGGGACGTGTTGGTCGTACATTTCCTGGAGTTTGTTATAATGTTTTTACTAAAAAAGAATATGATAATTTCAGAGATTTCTCTATATCACCCATCCTACTCGAGGATATTGGGGCATATATCCTCAGATTCTTTGCAGATGATACTTTTGTATCCCATGTCGATCTCCCATTTGCATATTCTGGTCAGCAAGGTGGTTCTATTGTAAAAAATAATAAGATTAAACCAGTTTCACTTCAAAATTTCCTGAGTAGATTCATTGAGCCACCTGAAGAGGAAGCCGTTATAAGAGTTCTATTTAGACTTCAAGTTCTAGGGGGGATGGATGTAAAAGGTAATAAGGGTTATATTAATAATATGGGAAGGGGAATGGCTGATTTTGATACAACACTTGAAATCGGACGCATGTTAATTGCGGGATATAACTATAAATGTCGTGATGAAATATGTGAATTAGCCGCCATGATGTCTCTATCTGAATTTAGTGTTGATAAATTTATTGATATGCGCCTGAAAAAACAGAAATCATGGAGCCCTGCTAAAGAAAAAGATGAAGAACGTAAGCATAAAACCGCTATTATGAAATATAAATCTATGTATGGTGATCATATATCCTTATTGAATATATATCAAGCATTTAAGGCAAGACGTTATGACACAATCGATCGTAGAACAGGACGAGTTATCAAAGAAAAATTGGGAGATGCACGAGAATGGTGTAAAAAGCATTATTTGAATTATGGTAGATTGGATAGTGTAAAATATGAAAGTAAAGAGTTTCAAAGACGATTCAGTAGTGCTATTGCAAGAGAACGCAATGCTCATCCTAATAAGAAGCCTGAAACATTGTATTTAAACAACAGTCCTGCAATATCAAGTAAAATAGAAGATAACATCTTAAATGCCGTATTAAAAGGGTTTTTCATTAATTTATTGAAAAAAGAAGGACGTTCGTATTCCAATTGTTTTCCTCCTATTAAGACAGTGAGTCCAATTGATAGATTTTCCCTTATTAAGAACCCTGGAAATCATGTTGTGTATTCTCAATTAATAAATATCTTTGGAAGGTCATCCTATTCATTTATATGTAAAATTCCGACGGCAAATATTGCAGAAATAAAAAATAATTATAAAGATTTATTTAAAACTTGTTTTACTAAGAGCACAGTAAAAAAAGTTACTAAAAAGAAGTCATCTAGACCGAAAAAATTTAAAAAGAAATGGAAAAAGAAAAAGTTTTAATTAAAGATATGGGATATACTGAGGGAAATCAGTCTCATAAAGTGTTACACGATATGGACTTTGCCCATAACCATTGATAAATACCACATCATTAGTTCCTAATTCATCACCCTTCCTTTTGGAAACAATTCTCATTTTTACACCATATTTACCAGCCATAGTATAATATTCCCAATTTCTATCACCGTTAGGATACTTTTTACGTCCAAATAGAGGTAGAACTTCGTTTTTATCGCCATATAGCTTGTAAATAGAACCTACCTGTTGAGGTTCTCCTAAAGGACCTCGAGTACGAATATTAATAGGTGCAATATTATTATTACTATAATCAAGGGGGTATGTTGGATTAACAATGGGTACTTGAGTTCCACCTAAACATGGTGTATTTCTTCCACCACATCCAATCACTTGAGGTGGCAAGGCCAACGCGGGTGTCCAATTCTGATTATAATAAGCACTACTCTTGTATGGATATCTAAGGGGATTATATACACGATCAAGGGAATTTAATTGTTGAGGAGTTCTGAGAATGGTATTGGGAGGGACAACTGTCATGGGACCACGAGTAGTAAGACTTTCTTGTAAATTATCCATTTTTTCTTTTATAAAAGAGAGATTGAGATTATGGGACTGGAAATATTGCATTCCAAAGAAACAACCGACAATTAACACAACAATAACGACGAATACTGTGTTTTTATTCATACAAATCATTATATATTATGAATATATAAAAAATCAATAATATATGCTTTAATTATGAATGTTATTGAAAGCAATAGAATATCGAATCTATTCATTTCATCAATTTCCATTGTTATGATAATTAAAGAAAGCATTGGCACAATCTTCATTTCAATTGAAATAGTGCGATGTTTAGCAGTTATTCCAATTACTAGTAGCAAAAAATAATACAAAATAATAGTGAAAGCAATCATCTTTTTATCTGAATTAAAATAAATATTAATTTATAAAAATATCAATCAGTTTTATTTTTGATTTTCCAACCCTGTCTACGTTAAGTTTTTATCCAAGGTTTTTTCCAGTCCGAAGGACCAGTAGTTGCTGGCTTTGCTAGCAACGCTTAACCTTATCATGGTGGTTGAGTTTTTGACCTATGTTTAAATATATTTAAACATAGATTTTTAATAAAACTATCCTTTATAAAGCACCACGACATAATTAAAAAGCTTGTTTTATAAGTTTTTATTTTAGGTTTTCCAACCTAAAGACACAGTTCCATGTCTGCGTTTTTTCCAGTCTGTGTTTTTTCCAGTCTGTGTTTTTTATCCAAGGTTTTTAAGGGAAAATCTTTGATTTTCCCTGTGTAAAAAGCTTGTTAGGATTCCTCGCACCACTTGTTCTCCTCGCGGATCTTCTTCTCCTCTTCAGGAGAAAAGTCATTGACGATGTTGAACGTCGTACGAATCTCTTCTGGTGTCTTACCCTTGATCATTGATGCGACAGTTGCACATGACAGATCGAGCAAAGGCTTGATATTCATGAAATTTGCTCCAAGAATAATTTCAAACAATGTTTCATGATCAAACTGAGTCATGAATTTTGCATACCATTCACTAGTAAGATCACTAATCTTGTTGGTTGTCAATGGCTTCGGTGGCGGCTTGTAATCATTCGCTTCAACAACATGCTTACAAAATTCAATAATATAAGCAAGAATGGCTGCTTTGACATTTGGCAGAGGAATTTCCTGATCATTTTCGTCTTCATCTTCACTGCCGCTGGCATCATCATCTTCACTGCCGCTGGCATCATCATCTGCTTTTTGGCCACCAACGATCGTTTTGACAAGCTCTGACATAAATGCCACAGGCTGTGATACTACGAATTTCTTGCCATCAGATGAAACGAAAGTTACATTCTTTTTGGGATCTGTATCGACTGCGGGAGCAGCAGCGGACGCCGCGGCAGCTGCAGCACCATCTTCCTCGGTGGAAGGCTTTGGAATCTTCGGGGCCGCATCAGAGTCCTTGGAACCACCGCCTCCTCCAGAGCTGGACATGTTTGCTTGGTAAGAGGGAATAAAACTGTGTTTTTTATAAAAATATAAGATAATATAGATTTGATTTTTTTTTATTCAGTTTTTTTCTTTTTAGAATAAAAAGTGTATGAGGAAGTGAAACGACCCACTACTCAATAAATCAAAGTTTATAAAGTTTTTGGTTTAATTTTTGCAACAAAGATTGCATTTACGATTCATATTTGGATTATTAATTTGAACAGTAGGTGTTTCAATATAATTATTTCCACCGTCCGTTACTTTAATCAACTGAACTCGACCATTATCATCCACAACACATTCAGCTTTCGCTCCTGCTCCCATACCGTTGGTACTAATTATTTCTACATCTGGAGGCTGATTAGGCAAATAACCACCACCGTTATTAGTAATCAAAATTCTACTTACTTTCTTGTTTTTTACTTCCGCAATAGCCTCACAATTAGTAAAATTACTGGCATCACCACAACTTAATGAAACATCCTGTGCCATTCCATTAATGGAAAATGATCCGTTTTCACTCCATCCCGCTGGACAACTATCAGGGAAAAACTGGCATTGCATGGCTTTTACCTGAAAATCTTGTTTTTCAGGCATTTGTGGTCCTTTTCCCTGAATGGAAGAATTAATCATAGGAACGCTATGACTATTATTATCTAAAGCCTGTTGTTCCATTTCGGAATTTATTTGTTCGTTAGATTTACTATTTTCCAACATATTTTGATATTGTTTTTCTAAAGGACTAACGGTATTGTCTGGTGTGGCTTTGTCTATTTTAATATCATTATTGGGTTTATTAAACATATTACTTAATCCTGAGACAGAAAAACCTTCTATAACAGGAGCAGCAGCACGAGGTATCGAGTTTTGAGTATCTTCGTCTGACTTTCTATTGTCAAACTGTTCTACTTGAAATGGAATGGAATGAACTGGAGAAACAGCCTCTTTACGAGGATTTGCTTTTCCATAGTCTATATTGCGATTCTTGCTGAATACCGTCGCAAATCTTTCTCTATATTTGAAAGAACAAATCAAAAGTAAAACAATTGGAATTATAATTAAGGCAAGACCTAATGCGTTCATATATAATACCAGTAGATATTTTTTACATCTTCAAAGCTTCTAATTGTCCCAATACATCTTTTCCTTGCTTTAACATAGGCGCTAATTCATTAATAGTATCTTTAAGCTGCTTTACAGTATCAATTAATTGATAAGTTTGTCTTTGGGCTTCATATGGTTTTAAATCTTCGGTTTTTTTTTCGATACTTTCCGTTTTTTCCTTATCAGTTTCCTTATTTTGAGTAAAATTATGATTGTCTAAGTTATTTTTCTCAAATAAATCCTCATCTTTAAGTGAAATCCCACCTTCAAGCTTCTTAATGAGCTTTTTCATATCACTTGCCCGTTTTCGAGTATCTGGATCAGGATGCTCATCTTCATTAGCATCATCCGATTTGTCATTTTCGAAATTCTCATTAACCGCGAAAAACTCTAATCCTAAATAATTTCTTTTGACAATGAATAATACTAACCAAATACCTATGGCCAATACAATTGATAATACAATACGCTTAGTAATCATCTGTCCAATCAAGACGATCAATATAAAAGAAGCTAAATGACCATATTTGCATGAAATTCGGCCTCTCATGGCAATAGTAACGAGTGCCATAACGACAATTGTTAATATAATTGGCAAACCTTTGTTCTTTGATGGCATAATAATTATATAATAGATAAAAAATTAACTATTTATTTTATTAAAGGCAAAGTTATTGAACATTTCAATTTGTTCTTCGTTGCCAAATAATAACATGGTTTTCAGATTGACGTCATTCAGAAAGTGTTCAAAAAACACAGCAAATTTCATTAATTTGGATTTAATATGATTAAATATTACATCCTTAAACTCGATTTCTATAATGTTAATTTTAGAATCCACTTTTTTCTTCAATTTTTCCAATAATATCGCTTTTTTGGCATTAAAGATATATAAATAACTGTACACTTGTGTTTTTTCATAATCCCTAAGTTTACCAAATAACTTGTACATTCTATTTTTGACTTCAACAATAGTTTTATCCTCTAAATGCCCGTCAATTTTTCCACCCAACGAATATTTAATATCTTTATGAACGAATAATTCCTTTCTGTAAAACTTTCCATTCTTTAATATCTTATTACCCGTTGTTTCTTCATAAAATTTAATGGCATTATTCTCATGTTTTGTTCCAAAATTAGTATGAACAACATTATTTAATGATTCTTTTAATATTTTTTTCTGTTCCTTGGTAATATCCTTGAATTTCTTGAGTATTTCCGCTTTTTTCTTATGTAGATCATCAACTGTAGTACTTTGAAGACACGATTTTAACTCATTTGTTATATTAACTCCACTTTTCTTTGATATTTTGTCAATCATTTCCTTGTCGGTTTCTTTTGGAACAAATACAACTTTATGTTTATTTTCTAAATTATGAATTGTTTCCATATAGTCATTAGGTCGAACTCTTTGCCATAGTTTAATAATATATTCATGGAGTGGTTGATAAGTATTCTCGCCTGTTATAATAGCTATTTCACTTGCATAGAGACAAATAGACATTTCTTTTTAATAGTTTAACTTGATATTTTTTAAGTATAAATCAAATTCAGTTTTTGTTTATTTTTATTATAAAATATACTATATTTGGAGAAAGATATATTCGATGAATTTTTAATCTATTATAAAATCAAAGATGCATTTTACTTTTATAATAGCGTTGGTGTTCTTTATAGCATATATCGTTGGATATTTCTTTTTGATGAGAAAATATAAAAAAGAAAAAAAGAAAATGATTAAATGGAAAAAAGATAATGAACTCACTGAAGAAGTAGAATTTTATAGAACTGACAAACCTTCGGATATTAAAAAAAATGACACTTAATTTTAATTAAACTTTAATTATTATGTTAAATAAAAAACCACCCAACCCACTCACCCACCCTCACCCCTCGAGACCAGAGCGATGTCCCCCCTCGCCGCCGTTCGCGGTCTGGCAGGACAAACTCGCCCTGATGATCAGCGACATGAAGTCCTACATGAACCAGGGCGGACTGAACGCTCGAGAAGTCCTCAAGATCGAGATGATGCTGAAGACATTGATGGCATTAAGGGATCTAATGTTGCCGCAGTGACCACATGGTGTTGTCCACGACGTTCCAGGCGTCGGCTTCACCATCACATGTTGAGTGACGATTTCCATCCTTATAATATTTAACACAAAATCCCTTGAGCAACCTCCTTAAACTTCTCAAGATATTCTTTTTTAGTCGCATCATCGTCTAAAACTTCATCATTATCACATTCAAAATTAAGACTATTTCTGAGTTTTTTCTTTACTTTTTCTGGAGATTTAACGATATAATAAAACTTTTGCTGAAGCTCATGGAGCGAGAAAAATTTAAACATATTTCTGATATGTCTATTTTTAACTACTATAAATAAATGTTGGACATACTTTGTTGTTATATTTACTATTTTATTTCTGAATCTATTCATTCGGTTTGCATAACTTATTGTTGTTGGGTCAAAATTAAGAGTTGATATATCTATGATCAAAACACATTGTTGGTTTTTATCAGAGCATAATTGCATACATTCTAATAATTTTTTTTTAAAATTTTCATAAATTTGATTATCAATTTGTTTGGTTTTGGTAGTTATTGCTACTATTGGCCATTCATGTGTTGCAACTTCCATTCTTATATAATAAGCATAAAAAAAAATTCAATTGGTTGGAACATAGTTATTATAATATCCCGGCTGATTCAATGTTGTTATTTTAAGAGCAAATACATGATTACGTCCTTTAAAATCATACAGTGTTCCATCATATCTAAGAAATTTAATTCTGATATTAGCCAATCTTGCAAGAGGTGGATTGAAAAACTTAATTTCTTTATCAATTGAAACACTTGCTGAATCAATTACGGTTTTACAACCGGGTCTAAAAGGAATAATGGCAAATGCCTCATTAATACTAGTTTCTTGAGCTTTTAAATAATGAAATTCAGGAATATCCAAAACAACATACTGAGGACATTCAATATCAAATACATTATCTGAAAATATAGAATTATAAGCTTGTATGGTCACACCACCTGTAGTCACACTACCTTCCTGAAAATTCTCCACTTTGACAATATTTTTATTTACTATTTCAGTTATTCTATATATTTCACCATTTTCCATTTCAATATAATCACCAACTGAATAAATCTTTCTCGCATCAAATCCAGATCCACTAATATCCACTTCATATAAATCATATCCACTAGTACTTGTTCCACTAATATCCATTACAGTTCCAGAAATATCAGTGAAATCCGGATCACATGTATCAGTTGAATATAACTGCTGGCTATCATGCTTATGTCTATTGAATCCTAAAGTTCTATCTATGCTATAATATTGAATACTCTCGTAATAATTATCAATATCTCCTTGATGACAATCAACAACACGAGATCCTCCATTTCTAGAGAAAAAACGATTATTAACGGTATAATCTAAGTTAAATGAGAATGATCTATTAGATTGAATTTTAATTCTGTTATTATTTGTATCCATAGAGAAATTGAAATAAATACCATTATCAGAATAATCTTTGAATAAATCACCTTTAGAACCATTTAGAACTGATAATAGGCTAGAATTCACATATTCTCCGAAAGGAACTTTAATTTTAAGTTGCTGACCACCAGCATTAAAAATCATTTCATTATTTTTACTATATATATTGTATCCACTATTAGGAAAATCAGCTAATACAAGTTCAGCACTAATTACATCCTTAAATTCCTCAGGACATTTATAGACATAATCATTTGTGTCTGGATATAATATTAAATCTCTATCTCGAGAATCAATAATTAATTTTACTCCAATACGGCCATGTGTTTTATTTCTCTCAGGTGGTTTAATGATAAATTGATCGTATGTAGGTGTTACTTTTTCAATATTATCTATTCCCTTTACAAATTTAGAATAGGAATTACTTTCAAAATTCATTATAAAATATTATAGATATTAATTTGTCGAATTTAGTTTTAAAAGTTTAAAAACTTTATTACAATACTTTATTATGAGTGATTACTTCTTAACTGAATCCAATTTTCGTCTGTTAAATAAAATTGTTCAAGAAAAACATGGTAATGTTAATTATATGGATGATTTATTAAAATGTATTGAATATGTTTATTTAAATGTTCAGAAAGATCCACCCCAAGGTATGAAAATTGAAGATTATGTTTTTCTTATGAATAAAAAAGTAATTAGCCTACTTGATCCCGTTCTTAATAAAAAAATTAGTCAAGAAAAAGCTAAACCTCAACCACCAAAATCCACTGAATTACAACCAATTGAAATGAGCACATCTAATCTTGATAATAACTCTATTAATCATGTATTCGATTCAAGTAAAACTATACATACACAATATAATAATCAAACATTGGAAAGACCAAGACCTAATGGTATGTCTAAATCTGCTGATGAGATAAATAATAATTTAACGCAACTTCAGAATACACGTAATCAATTAAACCCTGCCAAAAAAAATATTAAATTTACCATAGATACTAATAATGAAAATTTACCAAGAGCAGATCTTTTATATTCAGATACTCTCAAACAACGAGAATTACAACAAAAATCATTTGCTAATGAACAAAAAAGATTCCAATCGTTTGAACAACTTAATCACAATAAAAATAATGGAGTAGAATTACAAGTAACTAAACGGGAAAATAAACAAGTATCCGGCCCGTCTCTCGGTCAAATACTAGATGAACAGCAAAATATAGTTAATCAACAATTTAGATCAACACCTATTAAAACTCAACCAATAGTTAATCAACAATTTAGATCAACACCTATTAAAACTCAATTAACAACTTCCCAACCACTCAAATCAACTCCTATTAAAACTCAACAACCAAGATCAACACCTATTATTAATCCAATTCCTGAAACGACTAAACTTGCGGTTAATCCGTTAATGCCTCCTAAACCAGATCCAATAGTAGAGTTAAAATCTAAAAAGAATGATATTTATATTACTATTGATAGTATTGATAGAGATTTATCACAATATCCATCTCCATTTGACTTCCAAATAAACTTTATTCCAACTTATCAACATAATCGCATTGCACCATATAAAGATAATCATGGAAATATCATTACAGATGGTAAAACTATTAGAAATGATATAGATAGTACTCTGAATAGATACATGAATATATCAGAAATTGAATGTATATCAGTAACTGTCCCATCCGAAACTAAACAAACCAATAATATGATAGATAAATCAACATGTCCTTCCAATATTATTTCATTTCCATATCTCTTACTCAATATTGATGAATTAAAAGGCCCATATAGCGGAACAAATAAGTATTTATCTGAGGCTTTTGCTAGACTAATTCCAAAATCTATTGTTAATAGTGCTTTTATAGAGCTTGTTCCATCAGGTGATCATGAAATATACAGATATAATATCAACAAATTAGGAATGTTAGATAAATTTAACCTGCAATTACTCAGAAAAACCGGAGGACAATACAATATAGGTCAAGATAAGCATATAATTAAATCAGTGGGTGAATCATTATACAAATCCGATTATATGATGTTTAACATTGATGAATCTCATAATTTACAAAGTGGAGATTTGATATATTTTTATGATATGATGCCAACGATAGATGATATTATTCATTTCCATAAAAATGTGGAAATCACTCAAACTGGATATTTACCAAAAGTTAAAGGAACTACACAACGTTATATATATTTTGCATTAAGTGTTGGTGATGATATAATTGATTGTTCAGAATTTCTCAATAGCGATTATTATTTATTTATATCTTATAAAGTTAAAAATACCATTAAAAATAGCTTATCTAAAATATGCGAAATCAAGGACGGTAATATAATAATTGAAAAGCCCGATGGATATACTACTAATATTATTATAACTAGTATTGGATATGCTCAGCCCAATAAAAAAGGTATAACGGTAAATGATAATAAATCATTATTTCATAAAGATGGTTATCGTGTATTATCAACGAGCCGAGGAATAACAGTGAATTTCCCATTTTCCCAATGTCCCAAACATAATAATATGTTTATTATTCAAGATAAAATGCAGACGAGCTTTACTTTTAGATTATCAATTATAGAAAAAAAATGATTTTAATATGTTTATGATCTTTTTACTCGTTTCAATATACAAAAAACGCTGCTTAATTTAAAATGGCTTCTTTTCCAATTATTCAAAATAAAGAATGTTCAACGATAACGCGTTCTTCATCATTGCCACGCAATGTTTTTGATAAAATCAATCAACAAATTTCAAAATATATTACCGATGGTAACTTAATTGATTTTATGAAAAGTCAAAAAACACCACCCATAAGAGATTCCAAAACTAAAGAATTAGTAGTGGATGTAGAAAAACGTCAATGCAAACGATTTACTTTTGGAAAAGATATTATTGGACATTTTAATGATATCGTTGAACCATTTTTGCAAGAATTTCTTAGTTATGATCCTAATATTCAAGAAGTGAAAGTTGATCCAATACACGGTGATATACTTTATTATGACAAAGGCGGATTTTTCAAGAAACATCGAGATCAAGTTCCTGAAACATGTCCATTTTATCCGGAAAAATTCAGGAAATATGTATTTGAAGGTAAGTTAGAAGATCCTCAACCCGCCAAGTTTTATTTTGAGGAAGATTGGTCAATGTATACATTGATTATATGTTTAGATACTACTCAAGACACTAATGACGGAAATACATTGGTATGGTCAGTCGATAATGAATTATTGTTTTCGGAAAATAATAACCTATATTCATCTTATGCCAGAGGATTTCCAGCAATATGTCATTCATTTAAGCTCAATAAAATGGATTTTCTGCTATTTTCATCTGAATCAGTTCATGAAGCCACACCTCTTTTGCAAGATAAAATGACATTGAAGCTGAAATTGGACGTATGGATTCGGAATTTGGATTGGAATAAACAATTTGAAAGATACAAATGTCCATGTGTATTATGTGCACCACCTATCACTTACCGTAGCCAGATTATTATGAAGGCATTATTTCCATTAAGCAAATATTTGACTAAAGATATTCTTGATTATTTGGATAAACCAGTTAATAGATGCGTTTTCAAAACTTTGAATATAAAAAAACAATCATATGGAACATTCTTTATGTGTACTTGTATTGATTGTATAGAAGATATAATTAAATATGAACAACAACGTGAGGCTGAAGAATATGATAGTTATGGCGATTGTAATGATTATTATGATCATTATGATATGTGTAATGGATATGATGATTATAGTTACTAAATAAAATCTATTATATATTTATAATGACGAATATTTCGTACGATGAAAGTTTTAAATGCATATTATTAGGAGATCAGTATGTGGGTAAGTCTAGTTTGGTCAATCTTTTAATGAAAAATGAAGTATCTAATGATTATAAATGCACCGTCGGAATTGAATTTTCCTCTAAAATCATTAGTTTGAATAATAATATTAATGTTAAATGTCTAATATGGGATACCGCTGGACAAGAAAGATACAGAACTATTACTAATACTTATTATAAAGGTAGCGATGGAGCTATTGTTATTTTTAGTTGTGCTGATTTAAAAAGTTTTATTAATTGTAAATACTGGCTAGATGAAATAATTGAACGATTAGACGTGGAAAAATGTGTAGTTTATTTAATTGGTAATAAAAGTGATTTAATCGATCAACGAGTGGTTTATAACGAACAAATCATTGATTTAGTGGCTGAATACGGAAAGAAAATTCCTCATCTTAAATATATTGAGTGTAGCATATTGAATTCATCTGATAATGAACGTAATATATTCAAAGATTTATGTAATGAATTATACATCATTAAAGGTCGCACTAAATTTATATGTAATGATGAAGATGATAATATTATAATATTGGATAATTTCAAAGAAGAACTGTCAAATCACTGTTGTGGCACTTGATTTTTATCTAAATTAAAATATATAAATTAGAATATGAATAATTCTATGATAGCACAAGAAGAACAAAAACAACAAGCAAAAAAAACAGCAGATATTGTCAAGAAGAAAGTTATAACTAAAAATACTAATTTATTTAGAGATATTTTTAGATATGATTTTTTGATAAAAGATATTACTATGAAATTTTCTATTAATACTATTTCTTTATTTGTTTTATTATTACTTATTTTACACGTTTGCTTTGGTTATTCATTTACAGTAAGAAGAATTATGCTTTTTATTTCATTTGTAATTACATTTATAATCATATATATTTTATATAATCTCTTTTTCCAACATATATTAGATTCCAAAAAAGAAAAATATAAATATTTTAAACATATATATCCTTTTTTCATAATTATTTTCTTTATTTCATTAGTTATATTGATATATTTAAAAATTTTATTACCTATAATTCCCAAGAATTTTCACTATAGATTTCCTATTTGAGTTCTCAATTTAATATTGAAAATGCATTTTCCAAGAAACATTTAATGGCACTTTTATTCATATTATCACTATTTTCTTTATAATTCATAATTTTATCAAAAAAACTCTGAATATCATAAATTTTTCTTTCTAAATTTTTCAATGGAATTCCTTTAATAAATTTTTTTATTGAATTAAAATTTTTGTCCTTGATTAATACATTTCCTTCTAAATCAAATAATAGTTTGGCATAGATAGTTTTATTAACTTCTTTTTTAATTTTCATAAAACCAAATTTTATATCATTCCAACTACATGTTATTTTATGTTCTGTATCTGTTCTATTTTGAGTAATAGTAACGACAAATTTATACATTTTAGTCGATTTGTTATATCCTTTAATCGAAACAGAACTTATATCATCTGTGTTCATATACTCTAATCAGAGATATTTAATTTTCTTTTTGTATTATTTGAATAATATTTGGGTTCCATATCAACTCGTAAATGGAAATACGGGACTCCTCTACCGTGTGCACTCACATATATTTTTTTATTTGAATTTTTATTTAATTTCTGTGCCTTCTTCTGAATTAGTTTAGCCGCTTTTTTCCAAAATGATTTTTTATACTCTATTGTAGCATTGTCCATGAAATCCTTGATTGTGTAAAAATTCTTTCCTTCTACTGGACAAGGAATAATCAAGAGATTATTTTTACCTTTTATATTTGGAAAAGATATAGTATCTTCTCCATTTTTACAATGTTCATCAATATGTTCATTATATTTAGAATAATCTTGAGAATTTTCAGTGAGGTCAGTGGATGCATCAAAAATCACACTTTTAAATTCAGTGTCTAGAGAAGAATTAATTCCAGAGGTATTCCAAAAAAATCTGAAAGGAATATTTTCTAGATAATGTGGTGGAGCTCGTTTCCAACTATTCAATTCTTCTTGCCATGTTCGCTTACTTATATTTCGATTATTTTGTAAATTCGTTAAATATGCTTTAACGAAACTATGTCTTAAGTTATTTACTTTTTTTTTTTTACTATTACATTTGGATGATCTACACACTCTGTTTTCAGGCCATTTAAGATCTAAACTATATATTCTTTTTTTAAAAGTGGTAAATTTATCTAAACGAGAATTCATAAAAGCCTTAGTAATTTGCTTTGCACTCATTGAAGTTTTTAATAATGTATCAAGTGTGTCATACATTATTTTATAAGATTTATCAAATTCACCAGATTGTAAATGCATTTGCCATAAATTATCTTTTAATTTCATTAAATATTTCTTATCGGACATTATATATTATATACTTAAAAAAAATTCATAATAATTAAAATAATGGAAAATAAGATAGAATGTCAGATTGAGTGTCAGATTGATAATCGTGAAAGAGACCTGATTAAATATTTAGAAGAAAAACATCCTGAATTCAAATTTACCAAAGATAATCTTGAATTAGGCGATATTGTTTTCAAAAAAAATGATAATATAGTTGTTTTAATTGAACGAAAAACCCTGAATGATCTTTCAACATCAATTAAAGATGGACGTTACAAAGAACAAAAGATCAGAATACTCAAGTCTCTTTCGCCTAATATCCGTAAAATCTATTTATTAGAGGGTTCAAACATGAAATGCTTTAAATTACCTCAAAAAACTTTTACAAGTGTCGTAATTCATACAATTATTAGAGATAACTTTCATGTTCAGAGAACAGCTAATCTTGCAGAATCAAGTCAGTTTATTCTGGATATTGCAAGTCGAATAGGAAAAATAGATTTTAATGAGGAAATAACTAATTATAGTCAGATTTGCAGACCTCAGAAGAAGGCAAACATAACGCATGAGGTATGTAATATTAATATGCTTCAACAAATTCCAGGAATATCTAATAAATTAGCTACTGCTTTTTATAATAATTATGGAAATATGCAAGAATTTTACAGTAAATTCAATAATACTGATGAATTTACGAATGATTTAAAAGATATGAAATATGGAAGTGGTAGAAAAGTCGGTCTTAAAACAGCTGTTAAGATTGCTATGTTTTTATTCAAGAAATCTCACTAATAATCGAACAATGATCCGATATGGTTTTGAAATATCCAATTTTATCTATCTTAAGCGGATCTACTTTACTCTCTATTTGATCTTTATATTCTTTACTAACTAAAATACCATCAAATCTCTGAACATTACATGTATTCGGAATATGAAATGTATAAACATCATTCAATTCTTGTCCTTTAAATGGATCATATAAATAAGGGAATATTTTATATATATGAGACCAAAGCTTGCAATTAGCATTAAAATCACCTGTAACAATAATTAATCCGTCTAATGAAATATTATTATCAATATATTGTTTAATTTCAAGAAGTTGCTTGTATCTAACATCTTGTTGCCAGTTAAATGGTCCTGATTGAAGATGAACATTAATAAGATTGACTGGTATATTATTATTATGTCTATATGTAACATGAACAAAACCACATGTAGAAAGTGAATTAGGTAAGCTAATAGATGTTTTATATTCTATGAAGTTTGCATCAAGTAATCCATATTTAGAAAGTATTGCTAATCCACTATTAGTTTTAAATGAACATAATTTATTATTTTTAGGATGATATAAATGATAATCATTGTCTTGCGCAAATTTTTCTAACATAGTGATGCGTTTATTAAAAGGGTCTGTGAAAATCTCCTGAAGACATATAACATCATAATTAGAATCTTTCACATGTTTAAACAATTGTTTAAGTCGACTTTCCTTGAAATCTCCGGAAAATATTTGTCTAAATGAGATATTTTTTTTCCAATAATTATAAATAGAATTATTAATTGAATTGATGAAATTCGGTCTTAAAAACATATTTAACGTTAATATTTTCATTAATAAAATATGAGATAATAAAAATCCAAATAATATATTATATGGAATATTTATATGAATATGATCGTAAAGATTTTGATGAGATATTCGATAAAAAAAGAATTAAAGAAATACGAAAATTTGATTTTGCAGAACTAAAAGACTTTAATGATAGAATTATAAATCTCGTAAAAAATACTTTTAATGTACATAACGGAAAAATATATTATGATAAGGATTTCAAAGATGGTACTCGTTTTGTTATTGAATTGAAAAAAAAAAAATAATGAATAGTATATAATGAGTGACCATATGATAAAACGCTTATCAGCTTCTGCAATTTCTAATTGGTATCGCCGAAAAAAATTAGCAAAAGCCCTAAAAGTTTATCAAGATTTTATTTTTAAACACGAAATTGATCTAGAAAAATATTTTGATGTCAAAACTGGTATGTGGGATCACATAGGATTAACAAATGATATAGAAATTGTGAAAAAACGCAGAGGATTCCTTGATGATTTAATTGAAAGTGATGATGACTATCAATATCAACCATTACCTAGCATGGATGGAAGTACCCCTGATTCCACAACTCCGTTATTATCTGATGTAGATGATTATAGTGAAGATGAATTTGCTCAAGACATGATGGTAAATGAATCATATATTGAAGAGAGAAAAAGAGAAAGTAATAAATCTTTATTATCTTATATTTTATCTTTTATATTTTAAATTTTTTTATAAGTAGTTATTACGATTTGTCTTTGCTTTTTATAATCAACTATTGGACTTGGATAGTTGAGTGTATAATCTTCTGACCATTCATCCCATTTATGAATATGTTCTGCAGGAACATTTTTAAATTCAGGTATATATTTCTTGATATATTCAGCTTTTGGATCAAATTTTTTGCTTTGAAGCCATGGATTAAAAATTCGCTGACTAAAAGGTGCTGTATCAGTCCCACATCCAAAAACCCATTGCCAATTTCCATTATTTACCGATGGATCATAGTCGGAAAGTCGCTGAGCATAATATTTTTCTCCCAATTGCCAATTTTGCATAAGAATTTTACTCAGAAAATTAGCAGTAATAAGTCTTCCACGATTATGCATATATCCCGTTTGGTTTAATTCCCTCATACAAGCATCTACTATCGGAAATCCAGTTTTACCTTCACACCATTTCTTAAAATATTCCTTCTTTTTTGACCATCTAAACGCTTCAAACTTCTCTCTCATCGGTCCATACATATTATCAGGCATCGCATCCATTAACTGATAATAAAAATCCCTCCATATTAATTGATTAACCAATGTCTTATCAGTTTTCATAAATGCCCAATACACTTCCCTAATGGAAACACATCCAAATTTAATATATGCCGCTAAATTTGTCGTTGAATACATCAAACAATTCCTTTTCCCAGAATAATCTTTGAATTCCTTCATATTTCCAAGTATCTTAAGTGCTTCCTTCCTTCCACCTTTTACATCTAAATTCACTTGTTTTTTAAAATATTTCAAGAGAAAATCAACTGAAATAGACCCTTTCATTTTGCTTTTAATAAAATTCGATGTGTTAGCCTTTCCAAGAGGTTTATCTATTTTCTGCTTAATCACATGCTTTTGATACGGTCCATATACTCTATATACTCCCCCACTACCAGTTCTAATAGTTTCTGGAAGAGTCAGCATATAATCATGATCCATAATACATTTTATATTATTTTTATTACATAATTCAACAATTGCTGCATCGCGTTCCTTAGCATAAGGTGTATAATCTTTATTAAATGCAATAGCATCTATTTTATATGTTTTAATGATTTTTTGAAGTACTTTAACATTGTCACCATAAAAACAATTTAGAGGACATTCACTGGCTAATTCTTTAAGAGATTCATAAAGAAATTGAATTGAAGCATTGCCTTTGTACGGATTTTTCGAAAGTTGTTCAGGTGTTCCGATAAAGATAGGATAGACTTTATAATTTTTAAGCGCATTAGTAAGACCAATATTGTCTATAATACGATAATCTCTTCTGAAAATAAATAAACAATTCATTTTATTATATTATAATTTGAGATATATAGTATAATAATTATTTTCAATTTTTTATATATTTATTTATTATAATGATTCTGTGTCCATTCGCTAAATATAAAAATATATTTGGAAAACCAAAACAAGGTGTTCATAAAACCAGATTTTTAGGACTCGCACTTGTCGATTATGTTTTAACCATTGTTGTTGCCATATTAACAACTCTCGTTACACGTGTTCCTCTTGTACTAACCACTATTGGATGGCTTATTCTTGGACTGATTCTTCATGTTCTGTTTGGAGTTCCAACTGATGCGGTGAAATTTTTGGGTTTAGCCTGTTAAAACATTGTTTCATGTTTTCTACATTGCGTTCATGCCATTGATTCATATTATACATATTATTTCTATGCCACTCAGACATTTTTCTCATATTATCTTGATGCCATAATTTTATATCATACCAAAAATCTTTGAACTTTTGACTAATCATTTTTATATATTAAAATTATATAAAAATGATTTTTTATTTTTTTTTGAAATTTTAACACGGACGATAATAATCAAACAATGCCTAAACTAAATAAAATTAGTACTCTCATTAATAAAGATGACTTAACATATTTGCAAAGCAATTACGACAAACAAGAAATACAAAGACAATATCCTCAAGCACTTTCTCAATCCATCAAAAAGAACAGTGAAAATTGCTTTAACTTTTTGATTAATGGATCAATACCAAATCAATGGGATATAAGAAATGCAATTAGATCTAGCAATCCACATTACTTTAATGAATTAATCAAACTTGACAGTGTTCCAATTGATCACGAAGTTTTCTTTGACATGTTGAATAAAAAGTATTTTTCCAAAGAAATATTTATTAAACTGCTTAAACATCCAAATTTCGATAAAACTCTTTTTACTAAGGCAACAACATGGGATGCATATGTTGATTTGAACGATAACAATAGACATCAAAGTAAAGGTATGTATCATTTTGAAATGACAATTAATATTTATGAAATAATGGAAAATCTTAAAATCCCGTATAGTCAAATTACCCGCATGTCAAAATGCCTTATTTACTAGTAAAAAGGAAATTATTGATTATATGATTAATAAAGGGTTTGATATAAAAGGAAAAGATGGATTAGATCTTTTGGATTTAGCTATTAATCGTGGAAAATATGTTAAGTTTCTGGTTGGAAAAGGTATTGATATGAAAATGACATTTATGTACATATATCATTGGGAAAAATTTCACAAAGTCAAATTTACAGCATTACAAGCATATCTAATGAAATTAACTCAAAAGATTCCTCCGTGGGAAAAAGAATTTGACGTTCCAAGATGTGGAGATCCATCCTATGGAATGGTTAAATATTTTATTCAAAAAGGCGCAAATCCTGATCAACGAATCACTATCGAATATTGCGATTATTCATTTGCTGAATTAGCTATTCTTAATAATCTGCCTTGGATGGATTTGTTTTATGATTGTTTGAAACCAGAGTACTTATGGTTAATTAATGAGAATATATCAAAGAGCAAAAATATTGAATCGTGGTTTATGTTGCGCAAATATCAAATATTTAATGTATTTGTGAAAAAATTTGGCCTGAGCGTTCTTGATCAAGAAAAAGATGGAGAAACAATTATGGATAAATGGCGAGGAAATAATGCATTTATGGAAATGATAATTTATTGTATTGGTTCTTGTAATTTTGCAATTGAAATACTAAAACATCTACTTGATCATCATAAATTTGAAATTACATTAGGATATTTAGGATGTTTGAACTCAATATTAAAAGAAATTAATCAAAACGGATCATATAAGTCATGTGAAAAAGAATTGATTGATATTTTTGTAGAGAAATTTGGAGAAGATACAATAATTGACCATTATCGAAATAATTGGAATATTACATATGTTCAAAATGCATTAAAAATATTATCTTAATTTTTTTTATTAATTATAATTATATGACGACATACACAATATCAAGTGAGTCTGAATGGAATAATTTTACAAATGACCCATTAAGTTCAGGTGATATAATACAACTTACAGGAGATATTATTTTTACTGCTGAGCCAACTAAAGTAATTGATATTGACGCAGGAGAATTCGATGGACAAAATTATACAATTACACTTCCATCATCCACATCTTCTTTCCTGGGATTAATGGATCTGGGAGCAGGAACTGTGAAAAATTTGCGTTTAAATGTTGAATCTGGTGCATCTATTGCATCTGGTGTTGGTTGGATAGTTAGTTCAAATTCAAGTGGAACAATACAAAGATGTACATCAAATGGTAATGCATCATCATCAAATTCAGCAGGTATTGTAGGATCAAGTTTTACAGGAATAGTTGAATATTGTATTTCAACAGGAAATGTAACCGGACAAGAAGCTGGTGGAGTAGTAAGTAATAATTTTTCAGGAATAGCTAGATATTGTTATTGTTCAGGAGATATTACAGGCACTAGAGCTGGTGGAATTGCGGGAGTTCCTGTATATGGTGTAAGCATATATGAATGTATTTCTTTTTCTACTACTGTTGATTCTACAGTTAGTGCAACAACATCTGGTGCAATTATGGGATATTATTTTGGTGGAGGAACTGTAACAATAATTGATAATTGTTATGCTTTGGCTGGTCCATTGGTAGGTTATACAAATGCATTAAGTTCGGGAACTACTACCATAACCATTCAAAATAGTTATACATTAGGGACTTATATTATTAATTATATGAACTGGAGTGGTGGAGGAACTCTTACTTGGAATGTCAATGATTGTGTATATGATGGTGGAGCGAATTTTTATGGAACGAATTTGTCTGGTGCATGGACAACTAATTCCAATGGTGATACTTCCAACAGTCTCGCAGATATTGATCAATTGCTTTTTACTGCATGGTCAACCGATACATGGACTGCTGGCGACTCGGTTTCTAATCAATATCCAAGTCTTGATGATTTTACAAATTCGGAAAATTGGACAGGTTATGACACATATGATACGGCCCCAACATTAACAGATGGCGGTTCAAGTGGTGATCCTCATGTAACCACTCTACTTAACCAGAAATATGATTATGATATAGAAGGTTATTCACGTTATTTCAATACATTGAATAAAGATTTAGTAATTAATTGTTTAGTGAGCAAAGGTCCTCATATATGGAACCATATGAAATATATTTCCTTTCTTTACATTTTTTATAAATCTAGTTATTTAGAAATATATACAGGATTCAGAGGTTCAGAAGTTATGATTATGTATCAAACCATCAATGATGATATTGAAATAAATAATAAATTCCTGACATTTAATAAAAAATCAAGAGATATGTGTTTTGGTTGTGGCCAACCAGTAGATAAATGCAGAAGAAAAATTATTTGCATAAAACCGAAGCATAAATATTTAGTTAGAAACAAAATATCTATTAAATTAGGTGACGAATATAAGATTGAAATAACAAATGTTAATGAATATAATTATAATCCATCAAATATTGTATTACATATTAAGAATAAACGAATAAGAAATTATCAAGGTTTAATCGTAAATACTAAATGGGCAGATCATTCAGCGATTGATGATTATAGTGATTTGGATTCTTTATGAATCTGGACTCTTCACGAGTCTGCATCTACCATTTCTTTAACTAAATCCTTTAAATGAACTTTAGCCTCCCAATCAAGTTCCCGTTTAGCTTTACTTGGATCTCCAAGGAGAATATCAACTTCGGCAGGACGAAAATATTTTGGAGAAACCCTGATAAGAACTTTTCTGGTTTTAGAATCGATTCCGACTTCATTGACACCCTCACCTTTCCATTCCAATGTAATACCCTTATATTTGAATGCCATATTCGCAAAATCACGGACACTATGTGTTTTACCAGTAGCCAATATGTAATCATCTGGTTTTTCTTGTTGAAGCATCAACCACATCCCATAACAATATTCACGTGCATGTCCCCAGTCCCTTTGAGCATTAAGATTTCCTAAGACTAAATCATCTTGTTCGCCTCTAATAATTCTGCCTAATGCAATAGTGATTTTCCGAGTAATAAATCGTGGTCCTCGTTTAGGGCTTTCGTGATTAAATAATATCCCGTTACAAGCATACATTCCATATGATTCTCTGTAATTCTTTACAATCCAATATGCATAAAGCTTGGCAACACCATACGGAGAACGTGGATAAAAAGGTGTAGTTTCCTTTTGAGGAACTTCCATCACTTTTCCATACATTTCAGAGGTGGATGCCTGATAAAAACGAACTAGCTTTTCCATTCCTGACATTCTAATGGCCTCTAATAGTCGCAAAACACCTAATCCATCAACATTTCCTGTATATTCCGGCATATCAAATGAAACTTTAACATGACTTTGAGCAGCTAAGTTATATATTTCGAATTTTTCTATATTTTGATATTTTCTTCTGATTTCGTGAAAAATATTGACTAGACTACTGGTATCTGAAAGATCGCCATATCTGAGAATTAGGTTTTCATTATGGAATATATGATCCACTCTTCCAGTGTTAATTGTGGAAGATCTTCGGAGTGTTCCCCAGACGATATAACCTTTTTCTAAAAGTAATTCGCAGAGATAACTGCCATCTTGACCAGTAATTCCAGTAATAAATGCTATTTTTGTCATTATTATTTATAAGATATAAATTTATTTGGATTAGTACGTATTACCAACCATCATGGAGAGGATCGCATCCACATACATGCTATACCATTCATTAGACCCAGTAAAGATGAAATGTGTAAAAATCATAAAAACATAGAAAATTGGTGTTATTGGTGAATTTATTTAATAACCTTGAATTTTATTCTAAGAACTCCATATTTCTTAGCACCTTTTTTATATGTACCTTCATCATGTGGGAATTTTTCATACATCTTTACTCCTTCTTCCAATGATCTAGCATTTGGAAGTACTTTTTTTAATCCAACATCTGCAATAGCGTCTCTAAAATTGGTATAATGTGATAATTCTGTGATTAAGGCCTTAAATGTTCTATTGGAACCGCGATCCTTAAAAGTAACAATTTCCATTAATCGTAATTTTTGACGTTTAGGATCATAAACTCTTGTTTCGTATAATTTCCGCCCATTTTTAATTAAGTCAAAATAAATGGTATCTAGTCTCATTGATGTCATTTTTATATGGTATAATAAGATATTATAAATTAATAATAATTTAATCAATTTTTCCCGTTAATTTACTTCGTTTTTCCCCATTATATTATTTTCAAAACCTAAATTAATGAAAACAGTACTAGTTACAGGTGGAAGAGGTCTCGTCGGAAGTGCCCTTTACGATTTATATAAAAATAATTATGAACTCAATGAGAAATATTATATGGTATTTATTAATAGTTCACACGCTGATCTTCGAGATTATGAAGCAACTCTCAAGATATTCCTTGTATTTAAACCTCAAATAGTAATTCATTTAGCAGCTAATGTAGGAGGTCTCTTTAAAAATATGAAAAAAAAAGTAAATATGCTTGAAGATAACCTTAAAATTAATATGAATGTTATCCGTTGTTCATATGAAACTGGTGTAAAACAATGTATTTCTTGTTTAAGTACATGTATTTTCCCAGATGCGGTTAAATATCCCATTACAGAAGATCAGCTTCATAACGGACCGCCTCATCCGAGCAATGATGCTTATGCATATGCAAAACGATTTATAGATATTCAGAATAGAGCGTATAATGAGCAATATGGGCTTAATTATTTCTGCATTATACCCTGTAATATTTATGGACGACATGATAATTTTTCTCTCAAGAACGGACATGTTCTTCCGGCATTAATACATCGATGTTATTTGGCTAAAAAAGATAAACAGCCTTTTTTGGTAAAAGGTACGGGAAAACCACTACGACAATTTATTCATAATGAGGATTTGGCCAAATATATAATGAAGATATTAGATAGTTATAATGGAACAGATAATATTATTATTTCGTCTAATCCTGAAGACGAAGTAAGTATTAGGGATGTTGCATTAGAGATTGCTAGGAATTTTGATTATGAAGATCATATTCAATTTGATGATTCTTTCGCAGATGGGCAATATAAGAAAACTGTGAGTAATAAACGACTCGCTGGAGTTTTAGGTAAATTAAAATTTACGAATATTAATATGGGTATCAAAGACACAGTTCAATGGTTCGTTCAAAATTATGATAAAGCTAGAAAATAATATATATTTATATTAGATGTTTAATGATTTACTTATCATAGGAGATTCTCATATATCTTTAATTGTACGTTTTTTAAAAAAAGACAAATATGTCGCAGATAAATTGGGATTTAAGAATTGGAAAATACATTTTGTTGATGTAGTTGGTGGATCAATGCGCGGTCTAACCAAACAAAAAAGCACAACAGATATTCGACAAAAAGTAGAAAATACCCTCGGTAAATATCCAATTAAGACTATTATGATTTGCCTAGGGTTTAATGATGTTAATGCTATTTTTCCGCATAAAAAGCAAGAAAATCCCTCTCTAACATTCAATGAATATACAAATGAACTTTTAAAGATGTTTTATGAAAGTTTTTTACAAGATAAAATAAATAAATACAAGATAATTGTACAATCTGTTATTCCTAATCCATTAATGGAATCAAAGAGAAAATATTATCGATATCTAAGAATTTATCAAATATCTGATGGATTGTCTGACAAAGAGAAAACGGAAATATTTAATAATTATTGGAGTAATTTAAAGTATTTTAATAGAAAATTAGAGGAAATATGTAAAAAATACAAACTATTTTTCGTTAATAATCAGAGAATATATGATATACTTTATAAAAATCGCAAATTCACAACTACTAGGAAATTAGACGCACCAATGCATTATAAACCTATTTATAATTTACTTTATTTAATCGATGGTATGGATAAGTATTATCGCAGGGGAGCTTTGAAAAAGGATAAAATGATAATACTCAATGAATTAGCTAAATATTCTATTAAAATAAGTAAATCACCTCATACCATGACGTTTTGTAGAGATTTACTTAATTATTATAAAAACTGATTTTTTAATTATATCGTGGTGCTTTACAAAGGATAATTTTATAAAAAATCTATGTTTAAATATATTTAAACATATGTCAAAAACTCAACCACCGTGATAAGGTTAAAGACTTAACTTAATATATAATAATATGAATATTATAAAAAATGATCCCATTTGGTATGATTTGCAATATCGGTGTGATTGTTTCGGTAAAGAACAAGTTGATAAAATCATCTTAATTCAGCAATTTTTCGTTCATTCCAGTAGATTTCGTAATACCGAACTTAAATATGTATTAAAAAAGAACATTGAATGTTTAAAAGCCAACTTGATCGATGAATTCATTATGTTAAATGAACGAAAATACACTGCAGAAGAAATGGGTATTTCAGAGGAAGACCATAAACATGTGAAACAGATAATTATTGGGCATCGTCTTAAATTCAGGGATGTCATTGAACATGTTCAAAATGAAAAGTTAAAGGGATATATAGTTTTCTCCAATAGTGATATCTTTTTGGATAAAAGTATCAGAAATGTGTTTAAAACATCTCTTAAAGAAGGTAAATGTTGGTATGCTCAGCTCAGATTCGAAGCATATACTAAACGGCTTTATGGTCCAAATGCTCATGCACAGGATACATGGATATTTCATAGTAATTGCCGGATTAGGAAGCCTAAATGTTTTAATTTTATTTTGGGTAAATTGGGATGTGATAATATAGTTGCATATGAGTTAGTGAAACAGAAGATATATGTTTATAACAATCCACTTCTAATTCAAACGTGGCATTTACAAAAAGAAAATAAAAGAGATTATAATATTAATGATAGACTTCCACCGCCTTATTTAAGAATAATGCCAACACTGAAATAAATATATCAAAGTAAATATATATGAATCCAAGAAAATATGCATTGGAAATAAAAAATGTGGATAGACATTTTAATAGGAAAATAGCTAATAAAGATCTTGTTAATCTCATTGTTCAATATTATCCGGCTAAAGGAAAACGTCTCAAGGAAAATTTATTTTGTTTATATAAGAATGTTCATAATCCATACATTGATAAGATCTATTTACTCAATGAGAAAATATATACAGCCGCAGAGTTGGGATTTGCAGAAATGCCGGAGAAAATTGAACAGGTTAATGTTAGTAAAAGATTGAAGTTCAAAGATGTTTTTGAATTTATAAAGGATGAAGACATTAAGGGTTATATAATAATCAGTAATTTGGATATTTATTTTAATAAATCCTTAAGAAATATTTATTATACTTCTTTGAAGACAACTAGAAGTGCATATTGTCAATTGCGATATGAATTTTATTTAAAAATGCGAATTAAATGGAGTATGAAACGTTCATGGTCACAGGATACATGGATATACCACAGTAATCATCCCGTCAAAGATATAAAAAAATTCAATTATTTTTTTGGACAGCCCGGGTGTGACATCCGAACTAATTTCTTATTACTTAATCAGGGATTTAGATGTTATAATCATCCCAAAGTGATACAGTGTATCCACGTGCATTATGGAATACAAAGGAATTATAAATTTGGACATGTCGGGGGAGTGCATGCAAAGGTAGTTCCGATTTATAATATAAAAAAGAAATAATAATATATATTATGTCTAAAGTCAAGACTAATTTTATAATTAAGTCTGATATAGTTAAAATACGAGGAAATACATATATTACTTGTAATGCTGATGAAAAATATAATACTAACACAGAGAAAAAAGATAAAGTAAATTTATTTACTCAATTTTTTATATCAGATGATAAGGAAAGATTTAATGAAAATTTATTTTGCTTACATAAAAACATTAAAAATCATGTGATAGATAGAATTTTTTTGTTAAATGAGCGAATATATACTGCTAAAGAAATGCGATTAAAAAAGATACCTAGTAAAGTAATTCAAATAAATATGAGGAAAAGATTGATGTTTAGTGATGTTTTTAAGGCTATAAGAAGATTTCGTATCAAAGGATATTTGATATTAAGTAATTTAGATATATTTTTCAATGAAACACTTAAAAATATATATTTGACATCAATAAAAGAAAAAAGAATAGTATATAGTCAGTTGAGATACGAATATGATAATCCCCTAAAGAGATTAAAATCTTGCTCACAAGATACTTGGATATATCATAGTGGGCATCCAGTTAGAAATATAAATAGTTTTAATTATTATTTTGGACAACCAGGGTGTGACACACGAACTAATTATTTATTATGGGAACAAGGCTTCAAATGCCATAATCATCCGTCAGTAATAAATTGTATTCATGTTCATAAAGATAAAAAACGTAATTATAAATTAAAACATATTAAGAAGAAACTTCTTCAGGTTTTTCCTGTTTATCGTATTGGTGATCGTGAAAATCACGAACAGTCTTCACCATAGTTTCTTTCCACCATGAAAATGAACAATTTTCTAAATACCATTTCCTTGCATTTGCCGCGAGAGTTTTCCTGTTTTTCCATCCATACAATATTCGACTTTTTACATAAGCAAGATCATGCATTCTTTTCCATTGAACTTTTACAAAACAAGTTTCAGGCACATCTTTGTAAAATAAACCAACATTTGTTGATATAACTACTAATCCACATAATAACGCATCTAACGCTGCATATGGGCCCGCTTCACTCTTGGACAACTGTAAAAACATATCTGCATTACAATAAATATTCTGTTTTTTATTATTAAATTGTTTAATATTACCATTTTTTGGATAAACTTTTAACTGTTGAAATCTAAATATTCCTAACTGATTTATTTTAATAACGACATCTCTACCTTTGTTTCTATCTTTCCAATTCCCCAATATGGTTGGGTTATTATTAAAGTTTTTTTTATATCTATTTTCATCTAATTCAGATGTATGAGGCACAAGAATATTTTTAAAGAGTGGATATTTTTTAGGAAAAAATTTTAAGAATTCACTACTGCAAAATTGAGATACACTTATAATGAGAGTGTTATTTGGATTTCTATAGCTAAGCATTTTCTTTTGTCCATTACAACAAAGACTCTTCCATGGTTCTCCCCATGTAGGATCTCTTTTGGCATGTGTTAAAGCAGAACCATGATGAACAATAATACATGGATATTTATTTGGAATATCGATTGATAGATGATTATCAGTTATGACAATTGGCTCTGTACATTTGTCTAAATATTTTATCATTTGTTGTTTTTGTGTTGGTCCTCTAAAAAATTTACGATTAGGAAAAACAAGTTTTATATGATAATCATATCTGGCCACACCACCATAATTTCCCCCATCATATGAACCACAACAATAATGAATAATTTGCATTATATATAATTTATAATATAATTCGTAAATTTAGACGCTTATAATTATTTTATAAATTATATATATTATGAAAATAATAGATGATTTTACAAAAGTGAATCAAATAGTAAAAGATGAAAAACTCGATATTTGTATTGTTTCATATGGCGGGTCATTATCAAATACATTGGCAGATATATTAGCAAAAAATAATTATAAAACTAGAACACCGACATATAAAAAAATTCTTTGTCATTCTCCTGAGCTTTTAAATTTAGATATTCCCATTATTTATATTTATAGAAATCCAATTAAAGCATTTATATCTTGTAAAAGACGAAACTATGTTTATAAAGAAAATATTCGTAAACTAAATAATAATAGAAATAAAAAAATAACAGATGATAATTTATTAAGAGCAATGATTGCTCAATTTTATAAGTATACAAAAGTAAAAATGGATAATATATTAATTATAAATTCAAATGAATTATTTAAACCTTCTATTGTAGATAAATTAAAAAAATTTCTTAAAAATAATAATTTAAAATATTTTCCAATAAAATTCATTAAACCAAAATCAAAATACATTCTTGACACACACAAACACTTAAAATTATTTATGAAATATAAAAAGGATATTGAATATATTAATAATTATTCTTAAGCCATGTTCCAGTACATAAATGAACTCCATAAGATGTTTTTTTTAAAATATTAATATTATTTTTAAATTGAGGATGAAATAAAAATCTTTCTGGACAATAAATTTCATTTTTATTCTTGAATCGTTTCCACATTTTATAAACAAATTTAGGACCAGTTGAATTAAATATATCGTTTTTACTTTTATATTGAATAGTTCTATCAATAGTAAATAATGTATCCATTAATGTTTTCCAAAAAGGATGTGCTGGTTCAGATGCAAAAATACAATTGCTCAAACATGCCGGCTTATTCATCGATATTGGTATTACCACTTTATAGTTCAACAAATCAAATTTTTTAAAAAATCTATAATCCATATCAGCATAAATTCCTCCATATTTATACATTAAAAAATATCTAAACATATCAATTTGCATTATTTTTTTTGGTAACTGTTTAAATGCATTATAATATTGTGAAAATTCATTTTTTATAAAATAATACATATCTTTGTCTGTATAAAATTTATATTCAAAATCTGGATGTAATTTTTTTATTATAAACTGACTAAATTGAAATAACTCAGGTAAATTATTATTTTTATACGTTTGATGAATAATTTTAGGAATCATTTATATATCATATATATTTTTTTATAAAATTATTTATACATAATATATTCTTTATTCAACTTTTTAACAAATTGTTCAAGTCTTCTATTTATTTTAACTTTATTTACATCTAATTCAACATTATGATCTCTGTTTTTTATATTTCTATTGTTTTTGGTATGCCTAGTAATATTTTTTATTTCTTCATTCACATTTATCTTATATTCATCTCTGAGCAATTCTAAAAATGTAGTGTAATTCTCCTGAAGATATTTAAGACTTATAATAATTCCATGAGGAATGCGTCTGAAAAAATGTTGATATGCTATTATTTTTCTATATCGAATATCAAGTATCTTCCCTCTTTCAAATACAGTTCTATTTACATCATGATCCAATCTATTTTCTTTAATCAGAAGTGGTCTATTGATAAAATTATATATATCCTTTCTAATATGATAATGATATGGTTGCTTGAACATCGATTTTAACCAGCTTTCCACATCTCGTATAATAAATATAAATAATGTTTGTTTTGGTTTGAAGTAGTGAATTTTAGGAAAACCATGCTTCCAACCCGTACCTCCATCATAACGACCACTGTGAATTTTAACATGATTTATATTTGCATTTAATAATTTTTCTAAATAAATTGTACCAGAATTACGCTCTCCATATATCTTAATTGAATTAATCATATATAACTTAAAACTATAAAAATAATAAATTTATTAAACCATGGATAAATTTATTAAACATCAAGCTCTTACTGAAACTCAGGACTTCGACCTTAAATATATGACAATTGGCCTTTGTGGCGAAGTTGGTGAAGTTTGCAATGAAATTAAGAAAATGGAACGTGATGATGTCGGTAAAGTGACCAAAGAACGTCTTCATAAAATTAAATTGGAAATGGGGGATGTCCTCTGGTATTATATTGGAATCTGCAGAAAATTAAAAATAGATTTCAATGAAATTCTTGAATTAAATGATGCTAAACTAAGAGAATATGATGATTATGAAGAAACAGTTAAGAAAAATCTCGCAAAAAATCATTCCTAAAGTCATTATAAATTGTAAGGCAGTTCTGTCTCATTTCATCTTCTTGTTCCGCTGTAATCTCTCCTAATATTATATCTAAATTATCCAAATCCCGTTCATGACATCGAACAATTGCATCTTTCCACAAAGGATGATACGGTAATTCTAGTCTATCCGAAAGTAGAATAGGAATAGAACCACATGCAAGTGATTCCCAGAATCTAATTGAATTAGGACCAGAACCAGATGGACAAAGCGAAAAACGAGAATTTAATAAAATATTATTATAGATAGAAGTCTTGATATTCTGCATTTTCTTTTCTTTATTTGTCAAATCAACTCCAGTTACCTGTTTTCTATACACAATTGGATTAAAATGCCATTCTCCAGTATTTTTTATGAAAATCACATTATTGCTTTTATTTTTCTGACCATGTTTAAATATATTAGCCCTAATATTACTCATATAATGTTTGGGTTGATATCCACCCATAAAACTATAATGATATTTCCTATCTAATATATAAAAATCCTTCGGTCTATCTTTTTCCTTTCCTACTGTATTATTTATTTCTCTGAATTCCTTATTTTTACTTAAATCTTCGTAATTAACAGCATACAAAGGACATGGTTTGATTCTAATTCCATTAATAAACTCTTCTCCCTTAACTTTATGAGGTGAATATATAGTTCCAATCCCTAACATTTTACAAAGCGGAATGATTTTTCTGAAATGAATATGCTGACAGGTAGTAGAACAGTTCTTTTTTCCTCTAAGAATAGTCCTAAATTGAGGAATTAAGGTGGCTAAATTGAACTTTTTGTCTATAATAGTCGCCCAAGGAATACCAAAATATTTAGGATTATTCTTTTGCTGAAGAAACACAGTTTTCTCTGTTATAACCGGATATTGCCAAAAGAGATTTGTATTTTTTATTAAATGCTGAGTAAATTTAAATAATGGTGAAGTCATATATTATCTCCGTCTTTATTTTTTAACTTATGCTTACGAACTTTATCTATTAGTTGTCGCACTTTAACCATGCGTTTAAAATCATTACTGGCTGTTCTCACTGATTCAATATATCTATTATAATCAACAATACTTGGGTATAATCTATAAATTAATCTATGTCTCTGTATTAAATATACATCAAGAACTTCGCTAATCGGATTAGTTTTTATATGATCCAATATTTTATCTAATTGCTTCTTAGTATAAAGCGTCCCAATACAATTAAATTTCTTTTTGGGACAAAGCATAATTCCACCATATTTATCTGCTAATCCATTATCTATATAATGTTTTTTTACCAATGAAATGAAATTATTGGGTAAAACCACATCATCTTCCAAAATAATAAAATAATCTTTATCAGAATAATCTTTTAAACATTTAATCCATAATTTTATATTTGACATCCAAATACAAAATGCTCCCATTGACATAGTGTTATGTGTCAGTTTCAGATCTAAATCAATGAATAAATTAACGGCCTTTTCGAAATTGGTTTTCCAATAAAGTGCGGGAAAAAACTTAATATATGAATGTTTTTTATAGACTTCATGCATATAAGCACATTTATTGGGATTTTCTCTGAGTAATATACAAAAAGTTTCTATATTGCTCATTATATTGAAAATAATTTAGACTTTTTTTCGTTGAAGTATACTCTTCAACTGTTTTTTCCAAGGTGTATATCCTACATAATTCCATCTGCTTCCTCCATAATGATGTTGTACATAAAGTCCATCGAAAACTCCATTAGGAAGTATGTATATTTTATGTTCCATCAAAAAACGCCTTACTCTAATATCCCATCCATTTTTGATCGTTAGAGAACTAATTAAAGGTAATAAGTCATTTCTCTTATGTTTAATTGCTAATTCTTTAATTCCTGTAATAACACCAGCTGTAAATGCTTGTGGTCCAGTGAGTTGATGAATCATAGATGCGCGAATATGTTTAAGATCACCAGTTATAATACGAGAACAGACTGTATCTATAACTTTTTTTATAATAGGATTATTTCTACGGGCAAAGAATGTCCATTGACAAAAGAGTGGAGTTTGAACTTCACCACTTATTACTAATTGTGCATCTTGAGGAATCCATTGAGAGGGTCCTATAAGACAACTTGTGTCTAAATCCGTATATAAACCTCCTATTTTATATATGATACAATATCTCCAAAAATCCGCTTTCATCACTCCAAAGGGAAGAGATTGATATACTGCAAGAACGTGCTCATTAAAGTTGTCTCTAATGAAATTAAAACATTCTTTATCGTCATATAACTTATAATTCCAATTTTTACCAAAATATTTCCAAGTGATAGTGGGTTTATGGGCTATTTTGGGAACTTTATGACTTTTCCACGTTTGAAAAATATTCATTTGAGACTTTATTTCCATTTGTTTGTCAAGATCAGTAAGTTTGTCCTTAATGGCATCTTGTACTTCATTTCCACTGGGATCAGGAGTTTCAATAATACATTTATTATTTTTATTAAGAAAAATTTTGTATTGCATATATTTTCTGAGAAATTGTTCTTTACTGCTCATGTGTTCTTTTTTGAAAAAAAAAAACCTAAAAAACACGAATGGAGAAAATAATGGAAGCGACTACCTGAATGGATTATCATTCATTTACAATACTTATTTATCAATCCAGTTCCAAGCGCTCCTATCACTATTCCTATATTTATTAAAGCTATACTATGGATTGTATAACCAAATATTTTGGTAGGTCTATCATAATAACTCCTATCAATTAATAATGCTATTCCAGAATGAAATAATACACAGGAAATAGATGTAAATCCAAGTGCCAATGATCCAGTCATAACTATACCACAACCTATGCAAACTGGTAATGTAATATCTTTTCCAATAGATTTTTCAAGTTTATATTTTTTGATATATGGAATATTCAGTTTTTCAAGACCTTTCCACCCCGCAACAAATTGAAGTGATAATGAATTGATCCTAACATTTTTTAGAGGACTTAAATCAATATTGCCATTATAATAATCAAGATTTAATTTATTAATAATTTTAATATTTGCTAGAAACTTAATATTCTTTAAATTTGAAATATTTCTCAATAATAATATCTTAAACTTCTTAAATCTACCAATAATATACAAATTTATGAAACAAGAATTACTTAGATCTAATTTTCTTAATTGTGGATTAGTTTTAGGTGTAAGAGGAGAAATATCTGTTAATTTTCTACAACAACTCAGGGTTAATTGTTGCAATCCTTTAATACCATCAATTGATGTTAAATTAGGACAATTTTTCAAAAATAATTTTCGTAATTTTCCTGATCTAAATAATGGTTTAACTTCTTCGATCATTTTATTATCCAATAAACTCAATTCTGTAAGATTTTCATAATCAATATTCATTGAATAATTTGAAAATCTAGCAATGGAAATATTTTTAGAAATATTCATTATTGGATGAATATGACTAAGTGCCCTATCAAATTCAATAAATTTAAGATTTAAACCTGTTATACATTTTATTATTTCGCAATATCGCACAGTCAATTTTTCACCATAAAAATTGATATGTTGAACATTATAACAAAATTCAATAGTTAAATCAGATATATGAGATAAATGTGTAACATCATTTAACTCACTACACTCAATTAATTCTAATTTTTTCAAATGTCCTAGACCAATTGGAGCTACCAGATTATCATTATGAATTATTGTTAATTCATCTAAATTTTCAAATATATCAATCGGATAATTTGATCCACATATTGACAAAATTTTAATATTACTATTTTTAATTGGTAAATAATTGGTTATTTGTCCAGAATGTCTTATATCTAATTTATGCAAATGCATAAATGGTTTAATATTAGTTATCCACCATGCATTATGTAGAGTGAGACTCTCTAATTTCAACATATTTGAAATATTTAAACTGCGCGAAGGATATTCAATATACAGATATTTGCAATTTTTTAAATAATTTGTGTTACTATTCAAAAAATAATTACACTTAATTTCTTTTACATTATCTGCATCTTTTAAGTCAAATTTATCAAAACCAGTCAATTTTCTAATGTTTTTTAGACTAAAATCTATGGTATTTTCGATACTACATACAACTAAATTAAATGTTAAATCAAATATTAAATCAAATTTAATATGGGGATTATTTTTGACAATATCCATTTTTTCGTCCCAGTATTTTTGTTCTTGACTATAAAAATGCAATTCAACTATTTTTGGACAATGCCAATTCTTAAAAACTTTATAAAAGATCTTTGAACATTGAATTAAATTGTATATATCTTCTAATTCAAGATAATCATACACAATATATATAATTTCTGGTATCATTTGTATTAATTAATTAATTAATTAATTAATTATAAAAATAAATGAATCTTTAAATCATTTTTATAAATTTTATATAAAAAATTGGGTTACCTGATTAAGGTCCGGTAATTGTCATATTGGTAAAATTCGAAAAAGTCGCATTGGATATTCTGTTCTGATACATGGCGCATAAACCCTAAAAATAGCAAAATTAATTAGTTTTATCAATAAACAATTGGTGGAAAAAAGTACAATCAAAAAAAATATGATGAAATGTTGAGTAAAATTAGTTCTTCATCGGGTGGAGGTGGTTTGTTTGGATCATCTGCTCACCCTTGATAAACTCAACTAATTTCTTATATACTTTATAACCTAAATATCCTAAAATTAATCCAATACATGCTCCAATTACTATTTGTTGAATTGTATGACATCCTAATAGCACTCTACTCACTACAATTCCTATGCAAATAACTGTTAACAAGCAAATAGAGAAATATGTTCTATTATTATAACCGTTATTTTCCAAGAGATATAGTGTCCAAAATACCAATGTAATCATGGCAACCTGAGCATGACCAGATGGCATTCCGAAACCAGTAGAAATTCCGTCACCATCATCTTCTACAAAAACACCACAATGACGTGCTCCCTTTGGTCGTTTTCCAATGCCAATTAAAGGAAACGATTCACGATCACCATAAATTGTTCTCATGATTTTCTTAGTAAAATGATTGAGCAAATCCAAACCGTAAGTCATAAAACAGAAATAAATACCAACAAATCGTTCAAAAATTATTCCTAAAATAAAGGAGAAAAATGGAGTCACAAATGGGAATGCTCTGGCGAAACCTTTGGCTGCTAATAAAATTTTGTCAGTGTACATTATTATATTATCTAATGATATTAAATTTCTTCCCATTTCTCAATATTTCCAAAGATTGAATTTTTTCTATATTATTTACTCCAAAAGCCTTAGACATACCCACATCAACACACCAAACAGTTCCGTTTTTACAATTGATCTTATTTTGAATACTATGACCAACAACCATATATCGACATTTATGTTTAGCTAAAGCATTGCGTAATATATCTTTATTAAATCCTGAACCACCTGAAAATTTCCGATTCCAAAGAATACTTCCGCTATCGTAAAAACATTCTTTAAAATCCCTATCATTCATCAATCGAGCATTTCCATTGAGAAATGATTTCATATATTTGTTTAAAAATGGTATTTTGTATTTATTCAATATGTTGGGAGAACAACCACCATGAACAAATATAAATTTACCAATTTTAATGACTACATTCATGTGTTTTGCAATATCTTGGGCTATCATACTTCCAGGTTGAAAATGTTTTTTACGTCCACCTATTTTTTTAAAATGATTCATTCCTTTTTTTGATACATAACTAAAATCACCCAAAACATTCATGAATTCATGATTTCCCATCATACAATGAAATGCTCCACCCGCTTCATACGCCTGTTTCTTGAGTTTTTTTAGTAATTTGAATATCTTCATTTCCGAATCCTCATCTGTATATGTACCACATCTCGCCCTTCGATCTAATATATCACCCATTTGAACAACATGTGTTTTTCCCGCTTTCCAATTTAACTTTTTATCAATTATTTTTGATCGTAGTAATACTCGTAATGTTGCGGCATAATCACCATGTAAATCACCAATAACTATTATTTTATAAGCGCTTGGATAAATAAATTTATGATAGTAGTTCTCCATTTACTTCTATCATAGATATTATATAAAATTTATGAAAAAATAACTTGCATTATATTTTAATCTGCTACTTTTATCTGCACACATTTTGAAAGAGGATTTTCGTATTTCCTTTTACAACATTCCCTGGCATCTGCATCAGATATATGATATTCATAATCCTTGAAATATCTTTTTATAACTTCATGAAGAAATTGTTTATGCAGTTCATCACAATATACCACGGAATATTTTGGATATTCTGATTGATTTTTACAATGTTCAGATAATCTTCCTTCTTTCTTTGTCCATTTTCCGACAAATAAACGAAAAAGCTGATATAAACTAGTCTGAAGCACAATAAAACTGTGTATTATGTCATATTCAGAATTTTTATAAATATATTTAATGGTTTCGTGTATTATTCTGGGAAATGTACTGTTTCCTACGAATATCGATTTTTTATATTGTTTTCTGGTTAATTCAAGTATTTTTTGAACATGAGTATCTTTATTATTAGATTTGTTTTCACTTAATAAATGATCTGAAAATTTGAATTTTTTATCATTTATGATGGCATCAATATATTCAGATATGATCTTTTTGAATGCCTCATAATTCTGATTTATTTGTTTTTTAGGTGCAATATCAATAGGATCAAATGATGTTTGATGATATCTCACGGCTGGATATAATTCGTTACATATGGCAGTATTGTTTTTTTTGCCACATAATCTGAAAAACATATTGAAAATATCTTGATAATCCTTTATTTCTCTGGCTTTATTATGAGATTCTATTGGCATTTCATCAAAAACATCAATACAAGTGTTTCCTTTTGATATCAAATAAAGAATATAATCATATATCGGCATAACATTGGAAATCTTTAGAGTGTCAATATAAGTTTTTATGAGATCTTTGGCTGCATCGAAATTTTTATTATTTAATTCATTATTAATAGTATTGTAAAAATGCATTGTTTGATGACTTGGTTCAAGACATGATGTTAAATCTCCTGATTCATTACCCAATAGTGTTATATATCGTTTTTGATCATTTATTTCTATAGTTACTTGGTAAGCTGATATTGGACCAATAAGAGATATAATAGTTGGAATACGACTTATTTGGGGTAATGGAACGGAACCTTGTTGATTTTTACTAATTGCTGTATCATAAACTGTCATAAAATCGCGACGAAGAAGTTCAGTTGCTTTAATTTGTTGCTTACAGTGTTTGGATTTACAATTTTTGGATCTGGGCCATTTAAGGTCAGATATCATCATTCTTTGTTTAAAAGTAACGCCTTTACGATGAGGAAGAGTGGAATTAAGGAATTTTTGAGCGGTTTCTTTGGCAGAGAGGTTTTGTTCGAGGAGTTCTTCTAATTTTTTGTACATATCATAATAATCGCGGTCAGTATATTTCCCTACGCGAGTAGAAGAAACATGTTTTTCTTTAAGACTATGTTTGAGTTTTATAAGAGGTTTTTTGTCATTAGGAGAGTGATTTAAATTATATTCTTCTTCGCCCTTAAGATGTTTGATACGTCTAATTGCTGCTCCAAGCATCATCTAATATATACTCATAAAAAAACTTACAGTTATTATTTCTTGAGCGTTATAAATTATATTTAAACAAAACTTTTGCAGAATTACCGTTCTGCAATTTCCCAAAAACACCCTTTTTGCAACTTGATTCATCGCACCATGGACATGTTCCTCCGCAGCCGCCACAAGCGCCGGCAACCCACTGCGGCAGAAGAGGTCGAGATGGAAAAAAAGCGTCAAAAGACGCTGGCCGACCGCAAGAAAAAATTAGCCAGCTCGCTGATCAAAGGATCCGAGGTGGTCGCAGCTGCGGATAAGGCCATGTCCGGTCCGTGCGAGAAGGAGGGACCATGCTGGCAACTAGTCTTCAAAGATCTCCGCGATGTCACGTTCCGTTTGACACCGCAGTTCCTCAACCTCGCAGAAGCAACTCAGGAGCAGCACGCTGCTGTTGCCAAGCTCAAGGAAGAAAAGATCCGCGTGCAAAATGCGTACAAAACGTGGGTGGATAGCACTACCACCAAGGAAAGTTCAGAGTAAAAACTGAAAAAAAAACTTATAAACAATTTAATCTTTTTAATATAATAAAAAGATGTCTCTCCAAGAAGAAAACAAAATCCTCAGAAACGAACTACTCAAATATGTATCTGAAACAGATCTGAAAAGCTTATTTGAAAAAAACTTAGTGGATATTAGTGCAGAAGATAGTCATGTATATCAAGCAATGAAAACGCGCGAGGGATATCCGTGTTTAGCATTGTTTGAAACTCCTGAAATTGAATTTAAGAAGGTATTTGGATCATGTGTGAAAAAACCACCGACATGGCGTGAATTCATGGAGTTTCTACGATGGGCAAATAATGTTACAATGATTGTCAAAAAGGATGGTACAAGACATATTAGGTGGTCAAATGTTTGTTAATGATGATTTTTTACTTAATGAAAAAAACTGATACTTAATTTTTTTTGATTATTATTATTTTAATTATTATAAACAAAAAACAAAAACCACCCCAACCACTCATCTTTCGCGATGTCAAACACAGCTGCTGCTGCCATGAATGCATTGGCCGAATTGGCTAAGAATGGCCACCTAGGCGCGCTCGAGAAGTTGTGCCAACTGGCACATGTACGTGATCCCAGTACGGGAGCGAATTTCGCTCCCGCGTCTGACACGACCGAAAAGTCCCAGAGTGGCGGCGGTGGCGCGGCCAAGACTGCAACGACCAAGCCTTCGGGCGGCGCGGCCAAGACCAACCCTCACGGGGCAATTGCTCCTCCCAGCACCTACGCCAAAACCACTTGCGACGGTGCCAAGGCGGCGGCATTTGCCGCTAAACAAAATACCAAGGCTGCGGCTGAGGCTGAGGCTAAGGCTGCGGTCACGTTAAGCGACCTCAACAAGATCGCGGCAAAAATTATTGAGGAATTCCTCAACAAGTCCAAGGACCCCACCAATGACTCCATCAAGATCATGGCGGGTTTGTCTAATAACAAAAAGCTCACCAAGGCCAAGTTGTTGGAGTTGATCAAGAAGATGCTTCAGGATCTGAAGAACTGCGGCCTGAAAGTCCGGCACTACTACAACAGGACGACCAAGGCCAACTGGTTGATCCTCAAAAATCCAGTTGACCCCCGCCGCTCCGAAGAAACTTCCTCGAAAATCCACACGCTGGTCAAGGCCATGCACGATCTGAACATTCCGGCGAAGGTCCAGTGTGAGTTTGGGTTCGTCCCAGATTTCGCGGAAACCATGGAGAAGCTGCAGTCTTTCGGCCACACTTCGTGCCACGAGGAAGAGGACGAGGACGGTGATGAGCACAAAATCACCACCATCAACTGTCCCATCTACAAGCTCAATGCCCTCTTGAAGTTCCTGCAGGAGGAGGTGGACTGCCACATTTTTCCCAACGTCGCTGTTGAGGAGTCCTAAGGCGGGCACGAGTTGCTCTCCATTATAAATTCAATACAATTTTATTAATCAAAAAACTTATATTTTCTAGCAAAACTAAACATTGTTTTTATTATTTTATAAAAAAACTGAGCAGCGATTCCTCGCGCAGTTTTACAAAAAAACTGAGCAACGCCCTTCCATTCGGTAGTCGCTTACGCTTCCGATGGGCTAGCATCGTTTTTCTGCAAAGCAGAAAAACTGAGCAGCGATTCCTCGCGCAATTTTACAAAAAAACTGACACTTAATTTTTTTTGATTGTTGTTATTTTAATTCTTATAAAACAACTTGGGGCTTTTCCCTGCAACCCCATCACCGATTCCTGGCACGATGTCTGGCACAGCTACTGCTGCCGTGAATGCATTGGCCAAATTGGCCGAAGGTGACAACCAAGGCGCACTTAATGCGCTAGCCGAATTGGCGTCTGGACGTGATCCCAATACCGGGGCGAATTTCGCTTCCGCGAACAAGCCCATCGCCCAGCGCGGTGGCAAGCGCAGTGGAGGCGGTGGTGGCGGCGCAGCCAAGAAGCCTGTCACCAAGCACGGTGCGGCCAAGGCCAAGAAGCACAAGAAGCCCGTCGCTCAGCGCGGTGGCGGCGGTGCAGCCAAGTCCCAAAAGGACATGGTCCTCGAGTTCGTGCGGGGCGCCGGTCCAGATGGCGTCTCCGGATTCAACTTCCGGAAATTGTTCTGGGAGAAGTTCGAAGTGTTGCTGGAGCTGCCTGAAGGCGTCAAGCTCGGCAAATACCTCAAGAGCATCACCGGCTTGAAGCTGCGCAACCCACACAACCCACACATGAGTGTGCACGTCGCGGAGCACTACGACTTTGATGACGAGTCCGAGGACCCCTCTCAGCAGAAGGCCAACCTGCACAAGCTCGTGCAGAAGGCCGGCGAGGAGGGCATTCCCATGTCCCAACTTGGGAAGTGCTACCAATCCACATTCATAAAGCGGATGGTGCGGCCCAAGAACATGAAGCTTGGTGAGTACCTCACGAGCATCGGTCTGGAAGTGTTCCACCCTGTTCCGGGCAAGTCACACACCAGTGTGCGCGCCCCACAGGACGGCTCCGACGACGAGTACAGCTCCGACGACGAGTACAGCTCCGACGACGAGGACGACTCGGACGACTCCGAGACGGCAGACGAGGCTGACAGGGCCAATGACGCACTCGGCATCGACTGAAGCGGCCACATCAAAGTAAAGGGCAGAAATGCCTTTTTACGTTATAAAACAAGCTCTTTACAAGCTTTTTAAGCGCCAGTCCTTTGGACTGGCTAAAAACCTTGAATAACTGGTCCTTCCATCCGGTGCTTCGCTTACGGACTGGAAAAAACACAGAAACTAAAAACTTGGATAACAGGTCCTTCTATCCAGTGCTTCGCTTCCATCCGGTGCTTCGCGTATGGACTGGAAAAAACATTGACAGGAACAAGCTTTTTACTCAACCCAATGGGCTAGAAAAAACTTATACATTTTTTTTATAAAAAAACTGATACTTGGTATTTTCTAATTTTTATTTATATATTGTTAAATAAAGAGAGAGAGACGACGACTGAGCAACGGACTGACAAACGCTTGACTGCAAAATCACCCCCTGCTCACAAAACCACCCCCCACTCACCCTCCGACAACACCATGGCGGACCCCAACACCGGTGCCCGCTACGCCTCTGTGAACCTTCATGAGCTCGGCGAGGCCCTGTACCCCAATATTGATAAATATCTGAAAAAACTAAAAATAAACCCAATAGATTTCACCCCCAAGGTGCCCAACCTGGCTGGCAAGATCACGGGCATGCTGCTTGATGGCGTCGAACTTGATGATCTTCAGATCCTCGCGAAGGGCGGAGAGCCTCTCAAGGAAAAGGTCATTGAGGCCATTGGTGTCCTCCGTGGCGACACTGCGACTGAGACGGCTGCCCCTGGGACGGCTACGGCTGCGGCTGTGGCTGCCCCTGCAACTGAGACGGCTGCCTCTGCGGCGGCCCCTGCTGCCGCGCCTGTGCCTGAGACGGCTATGGCTGCGGTCATGCAAAAACATTTCGACGACCTGCAAAAAAATTTCGACGCCCTGCAAAAACAGGTCGCTGCGCTGCAGCAACAGTTCGCTCCTCGCCCAAAGCGCACCCTCGCGGAGCTTACGCTTCTCGTCATGGCGATCCTCACGGCGCTCCTTGACCACGAAGTCGGCGTGTTTTCCATTGAGATGGACACGCTCTCCCAGTTCATCGGAGACCTCGTTACGACCCGCCATGTGATGCCCTGCAAGAAGGGCAGCAAGTACCCCTTCGAGCGCCCCGAGATTACCATCGAGGGTGAAAATGTCCGCTTTAACGGCTTTCCGTTGGCAATCCTGCCACTCATCGAGAAGCTGAAGACCGGCTGTTTCCGCCCCATCCTCAAAAAGATCAAGTTCAACCTCAATGGCGAGTCCAACGGTATCAAGGCGGTGTTCTACGCCGCATTGGTGCTTGCCGGCCTTGCGAACCTTCCTGAGCGTGGCGGCTGGCACTGCAACTCTGTCGTGCTCAACCCCGAGAACGCTCAGTCCTTCGTCGATGAGCTGCTGAAGCAGCTGCGCGAGCTCGGTCTGGAGAAGATCCGCGAGGCGCCCATGTACTGCACGCCTCTCAGCGAGGGCGGTGGTGGCGAGAAAGTCCCGTCGTCTGACGATTTCCCCCCCCTTCAGAAGCCCAAGACCGGCAAGAAGAAGGGGCCTATTGGTCCGTCGGGCCAACCCACGATTCGCGATCTGACGATCGTTGTGACTGACGGTGGCTCTGGCGGTGGCGCTGCTACTCCGGAGCGCAACACCGACAAGACCGACAAGACCGACAAGAAGAAGTCCAAGAAGAAGTCCAAGAAGAAGTCCAAGACCGACGCTGGCGCGGGCTCTGACGGCGACTGGTCCAAACCGGTCGGCCCGACGGGCAAGCCTCGCAAGAACCGCAACCGCCGCAACGGCGACAAGAAGTCCAAGCGCCGCAACGGCGGCTCTGGTGGTGGTGGCGCAAAGATCAACATCTGTGCTTTCTACAAAAAGCCGAATGGCTGCACTCGGCACAACTGCCCGAACAACCACCCTGATTACGCGGAGAACAAGATCAAGCAGTGGACTATCAAGCACAAAAATAGCCCTCTCACCGCGAAGCAGTACAGGAACCGCGTGGATAACATCAATAAGTGCACTCGCGCCAGTGTTAATGATGCTGATCGCAAGCGCATGCTCCAGTGGCTCAAGGAGCACAAGCCGACCGAGGCTGTGCCCTCCACCGCTGCTGCTGACGAGACCGCTGCTGCTGAGGCCGAGCCCGCTGCTGCGCCGGACAACGGCTATGACCCCACCTTCATTGCTGGCTGGTAAGCCCAAACCCTGAGGATGGAAAACCTCACAAAAAAAAAACCTTTATAAAAAAAATAAAAAAATGATTTATATTTTATCCATCTTTTTTCCATATCTCACCCTCCCAAAATAATGCTGAAATCCCTGAAAGACATCACTAAACCCATAAAAAAGATTCGAAAATTGCTTAACTGTCAAATACTTGATGATATTAATCAATATAAAAATCAAAGAACTTTATTTACTAAGTTTTTTGATGAATCCATCAATGAACTTTTTCTAGCAGCATACTATCATTACCCTAATCTTGAACTTTATATCCAGTTTCATAAAGAAAAAACTTATGCTCATTCCGTTTTCAAAACTCACTTTAGCAAATACTTTACTCTTTATGGAATTAAACAGATTCAATTAGACAAAAAACAACTGTATCCATTTGTTTATCAAGCCCTATATGATGAAAAACCTAATATAAACTTAGAATATGTAAATGGAGTTATCAAATATCTCAAAGAAAATAAAAAATATAAAGGAAAATATATCGTAAATCTATTGATTTTTAAAAGAAAACCAGTTGAATTTAAGATCAAAGATGTTCAATTCCTTATGGATAGTCGCAAAAGCCTCAATAATCTCATTATATACAATAAAAACTTAAAACAAAAATGCACCATTGCATCTATGTTTTTCAATAAAAATTCACTAGATTTCCTGAATATAATGAAATTCAATAAATTCCTTGAATTCAAGAAGAAAAATACTGCTTTCATTAAATACCGAAACTTCCTATTTGGTGAAATTAATACAAGTGATCACTATAAATTTATGCTATACAGTAGTATTGTCCTATTCCTCCTTGGTGCAAGACAAAATAATGATCTTGATATTTATATTGATGATTTAGCAAAGGCTCAGACAGACAATATCTATACAAAAATCAATAAAAACTTATTAGATAATACAGTTGGACCGTGCGATGTTTCTATTCGAAAAACCAAGCATTGGCCTCATTATTGGGATAATTGGTTAGATAAATGGGCAAGTCTATGTGAGGCTAAGGAATTCAAATATATCATTGGGAAAAATGACTATCATTTCTACTTCTTAGGAGTAAAAATCATAGGTATTGATTGTGACGTTCAAAGGCGTGTTTGTCGTAATAGGCCACGCGCCATAGGTGATCTGATTATGTTGAATAAATACTTCAATATGAATATTAGACTTCCCAGAATGCCCGCTAATAAAACGGAATATAAAAGCTGTAAAGGATTAAATAGAAAGGAAATCAAAGAATTAATTGAAGATGATTGGAAATATAATGATGAACTTAACGAATGCTCAAAAGAAACACCAACTGATCAAAAACGATTCCGCGATACCGTTCAATGGTTTCTCAAGAAAGGATATGGCGAAGAAATGTCGATTGGATATATTAAATGCTTAGTAAAGTAATTTCTTTTTAAGATAACTAGTCCTCTCATTTAAGTTTTCCAAATGCTTGAATATACCTATACTAAACGCTATTAATATTAAACTAGTGTAAAAACTTGGAATGGTTTTCTTCGTTATTTTTTTATAAAACCCCTCAATTACCACATTAAGCTTCTTATTACATACAATATAAATGGTATAAAGAATTACTAGTTGTACTATGCACTCCAATATAATAATACCGTCTTTTCTCTTGAAATCACATGCAGGAAAAATATTATTAATGATATTGGACAAAACAAGGCCGAAAACATAGAATATAAACGCAATACCGCCCAAATAAATGATTTCTCTTAATAACATATATTATAAAAGAACATAAAAAATTTCTGTAGTAGTAATATAAAAATGGCATGGCAACCAGACGAATTCAAACTAACCGACGCGAGCGACCCTCATCTTAGATTTACTTCTTTTAATCATACTGTTGCACTAGACAAATCGCTCGAAACCACAAATGAACTGATTAAAAGAACCTTAAATAATATGAGTCTCTCTTATTATCCTGATGGTGAAAATAAATATAAAATAACCAAATTGGATATTAATAGAGCAACTCTCTCTTGTAGCATTTTCAAACTGGAAGAAAAAAAAACTTTAATAGGATTTAATATTGTGCTTAGTTATGCCAAAATGGCTTCATATAAACTTATGTATTCTATTTTAGAACGAATAATGCCTAATATATCTATTCCACCCCTATTGCGAGAAAGAAAACTGAAATGTTGCCATGACAAATTGAAACCAGTTTGTGGGATATATATAGATATGCTAAAAAGCCAATTTATTGATCAAATAGATATTGCTCTCAAAGGAATAGCCCATTCAGGGTGTGGAGAAAAGGATTGTTGCCATTATTTGTCCTATGCACCATACATAAACGATATAGTAAATATAAGTAAAGCATATGCAAACCCACAATCTGAATACCAAGGTGATGTTTTTGCCTTGTCAATATATGTCATTTCTCGAATTTTAATTAGCTTACACCATGGAATGAATAATAAATATTTATCTGTTATTGAAGAAGTCGGTGTATTAAGCAATAATTTTTGTAAAAGATCCATTGATGATGAATGTAAATATTCATGCATGCGATCAATCAATTCTTTGTCAGGAATAATAGTGAAATAAAAACTGATCAAATTTTTTATTATGTCATGTAAATACAAATAATAAATAAAACACCTGTTTCGGGTTGGTCACTGTCGTCGGCACAAACATGGCACAACAACCGCAAACTCCTTGGCAGAGGCGCCTGGCCCTCGCTCAACGATGTCCCGAAAATATTGATAAACCCGTAAGTCCACTTGAATGCGTACAACGATACATGAATAATGAAAAATTCCAATTCAACTGCCTTTGCAGAGCTCCAGATGGATGTCCCTGCATTTGCCATCGTGAACCGACGAATGGCTTTATGATACTTCCCATGACGAGATCGTACACGTTCCTCTACGAGTACTACTTGGTTTTCCTGCGGTATTTTTACACGGAGAAGGAGCGAGAAGCAATTGTGGCGGCTTTTCCGCCTGACAAGCGAGACATCATCCTGGGCTACTTGAACAACTAATTAGCCATTTCATGAATTGACTTATAAAAATTATAACTATCTTTATTTTTAACTAGCTTTTTTAGCTTTAATTTCGTCTTTTTCATCATTTTATTCTCATTATTAAGTAATTTTTTCTTGTCAAAGGTGTTATTATCATGTGATAACACAATAATTGTTTTAAGGGGATTAAGCTGATACATTGGTATACTGAATTTCTTTAGAAACTGTGCCTCTTCCGCAAAGGTGGCATTATCGTCAAATCGACATTGTTTGAGCAATTCTCGTCTAAAAGCAAATGTTCCCGCAGTAGCATGATTTCGATTATATGGTCCAAACGAACAAATAAGATCCAAATGGGAATAATATAAATATAACATACTGGATCCGGCTATTAAATATTGTTTTTGGGCATTAAGCATGGTAACTGCGTGTTTAATACGATCTGGAGGATAATAATCGTCATCGTCAAAATAAATAATAATTTCATTTTTAGCTTTATCATTAAGCATATTGCGTTTCTTACCAATAGGTAGTTTTTCTTCCGATCGCATATATACCACATTAGGTATGTTTTTAAAAAGATCCTCTACTTTGTCAGTCCCGTCGTCTAATACGATCCACTCGATGAATTGTTGCGGATAAGACTGGTTTTGCACACATTTTATCAAATATGGAATGAATTTACGTCGATTATAAGTAGGTGTGCAGATTGAAACTGTTGTTCGAGACATTTTTATTGTATTATTAATATAATTTTTTTTTTAAATATAATATATATATATATGGGCCGCAGAACTAAAGGAAAAAGAATCCTTAAAAACTGAGCAATAGGTGCGTATGTTTATTACACCAAAGAAAAAAAGTGGAAATGGCGTATTATAGGAAGAAATACATCAAAAGGCGGAACAATGACTATTGCTGATTTAAAAGTTCTGGGTATTAATGCATCTCTCGAAATTATGTTGGATAATATTAATCGATCCAGAAATACTAGAAATCTACTTCCAGAGAAATATCAACGTCTCAATATCAATACCATAACGTATGATGATGTATGTGAAATATTGAATAATATATTGACTGGTGTAACTAAGAAAATGATAAATATTCCTGAATATGATCCCAGTAAACGTTATGGTTATTCTATACCTCAACTGAAAGATTTAAATCAAAAACATGCCGGTATAATTAATAATGCTTTTGATTTAATTGATAAAATTTATATAAAATATGGTGAAGATGGATTTTGCAAGGGTGGTTTAAATATGAAATTCAAAAGCTTAGGACTTTCTCATTATTTACAACAAAAATGTCTAGCATTCAGAAATGAAGCATCAGCAAGAGCCGCAACACCTAATAGAAATCATGGAGGACCTGCAAGAGCTGCAACACCTAATAGAAATCAAAGATCAGCTGCAGCCAATAATAAAAGTATAATCAAAAAACCGACGAATGTACATCACGATAATATCAACAATTCTAATATAATGAGTAATTTTGCAAGAAATAATTATCGTAATACAGGTAATGCCATAACACATAATGATGGTTTTTACCGGACAAAATTAGATGACTTATTAAAAATCTTGAATGATACATCTCTACCACTTGTATATGGATCATGGAAAAAAGCACGTATGGCCGCTAGAACATTATCTTCTGATAATAATAAATATGTAAAATATGAATTAATATTTTATATTTCTGATAAAGTTCTCCATACTGGCCTAACAAAAAAAATAACATCTCAAAAGAATCATAGAAATACATATAAACAAGGTAAAAAATACAACAACAGTCAAATACAAAAACCTAGACATAAATCTGTAATAAAAGCTACTGAATTAGCCTTGCAAATTTTAACATATATATGTGTCCGTAAAATTGTGCCGATAAATACATCCGCCGCTGCCTCCGCTACAGCCGCTACAGCCGTCACTGCATGCAATATTTTAAAAAAATATGATTTGCAAGTATTAATACAACAATATGGACAACGTATCAGTAGAATGAAGGGTAGAAATATTGCTAGAGAAAAAGCAGCAGAAGAAGCTAAAATAAGAGCAGAAGAAGCTAGAATAAGGGCAGAGGAGGAAGCAGCAGCAGCAGCAGAAGAAGCAGAAGAAGCAGCAAGATTAGAAGAAATAAAACAACAAATGCGTGCTGTATATTCTACATCAGTCACAAAAGAAGAAAGTAATACATCATTTAGAAACATGATCATGAAAAAATTACAAAGTGTCACAGATCAAATACATGAAACGAAAGAAAAAGTAATAATATCTAAAAAGGGAAATAATAAACGAGAAATTCAAAATGATATAAAAACAATAACATATCGAATGGGTGCTTATAAAGATATTGGTAGTATGAATGGATTTAATGCTATTACTGAAGAAGAAAAAGAGTTATTCAGATTCAATTTAAACAATATTCATGAATTATATGATGATTTAATAAATACCATTGAAAAAACAAATAGAGGTATGTTGCCACCTGGATTTGTAAATACAGAAAAGGCAAAAAGAAATATGAGACGCGCAGCAAATAAAACACGAAAATTTGCTGAAAATGCTGGAAAACAGGTAAGAAATACCGGAAAACAGGCATTAAACTGGCTTCGAAGAATTGGACAAAAACCACGAAAGTAACCAAAAAAGAACCATACTAATCGAAATGTATAAATGGAATGAATTGGAATTTCAAGAAAACTCATTATCATATCGGCGAATGGGAAAAAAATATGATTATGAAATATTGTCCTCATTGCTGTATTTACCCAACCAAAGGATCTGATTATATATAAAAATTATTATTTAATAAAAACTGATTAATATTGTTATTATTCGCGTTTTATTACAACGATAAAAAAATAATATACAATCTTAAAATGAAATCCAGAAAAGATCTTTTCAAAATCCTTCAAAGTTATCAACCTTATTTATCACAGGAAATATGTAATCACGTTTATTCATATATTTGTCGGGGACAATGCTCTCCAACGAAAGATGGATGGTGCTCTAGATGTGGTATAGGTTGTAAATATCATTATTACGATAAATATCAAAATAGTACAATTGTTATTCAACAATGGCTAAATAAATATTATTATTCAAAACATAGATGTTGTGAATTAATGTATACTCATAAAATTTATGGTCAATTGTATCGTCACTATTGCAAAAAACGAATTCCTAGAAAACTCTACCAGCAATACAAATCATATAAATGTCATAATCATTTACAAAAACACATAGACATTTTTGGTGTTTATCGAAAACCGAATAATGAAAATTATCATTATGAATTTATGATGAGTAATGTATAAAGATATAAAATATATAATATATATATAAATGTCAAATATTGAAAAAAACAATGGGAAAATTAATAATAAAAATAAAAAAAATGATTTACCCATTACTGAAAATAAGATGGCAACGAAAAAGAATATAATGCCAAAAAAGAATAAATTAGGTCAATATTTTACTACTGATGCCGGACTCCAAGAGAAAATATACGAATTTATAAAAAACAAACCCTCTAATATTCTCGAACCATCAATTGGCCAAGGCAACCTAATTGAGTTTATATCAGGGAAATTACCCGACACAACATTCGATATGTACGAAATTGATAAAAAAATAAAATTACTGCCCAAAATACCCAAAAAGGATGTAATCTATTGTGATTTCATGGAAGAAGAAATCCTCAAGAAATATAAAACTATAATAGGAAATCCACCATATGTTCGCACCCAAAAAGGCAATTTATATATTGATTTCACTGAAAAATGCTATGATCTCCTCGATGATAATGGCGAATTAATATTTATCGTTCCTTCCGATTTTCTTAAATTAACCAGTGCAGCTAAGTTATTGGATACAATGATGGATAATGGAACTTTTACTCATATATATCATCCACATAACGAGAAATTATTCAAAAATGCGTCTATTGATGTCATTATATTCCGATATTGCAAAAATGACTCAATTGAAAAGAAAGTGTCGTACAATGACAAATCACTTTATATTACAAACAGTGATGGATTAATTACATTCAGTAAAAAACCAAATAAAAGCGGTGTCTTATTTAGAGATTATTTCGATATTTATGTTGGTCTCGTCAGTGGAAAAGAAAAAGTTTATAAAAATAAGGAATTGGGCAATATTGAAGTGTTAAATGGTGAAAATAAAGTAGAAAAATACATATATATCGACAAATTCCCATGTGATAATGATAAAATCAATAAATATTTGGAAGAACACAAAAAAGATCTCATTGAAAGAAAAATACGGAAATTCACTGATAAAAACTGGTTTGAATGGGGAGCTCCTAGGAATATTACTGCAATTGAAGCCAATTATGGCAAAGAATGCATTTATATTTATAATTTAACAAGACGACCTTTCGTATCGTTTTTGGGTAAAGTCAGCTATTTCGGAGGTGGATTAATAATGCTTGTGCCTAAGAAAAAGTGCAATTTAGACAAAATAGTATCATATTTAAATGATGATATATTCAAGGATAATTTCATGTTTTCGGGGAGATTTAAGATGGGACATAGACAAATATCTAATTCACATATTCCCGATGAATTAATCTAATGTCCTAATATTTGTGAGGAATGTTTCTTTCCAACTGGGTCGTGGTTTTTTTAGACATTTAATGAATTGTTCGATACTTTCTTTTATATTTTTATATTTGAAAGTTCTGTTTTTGTCCCATTGGACTTGAAATGGCAGATTATTCAGATTTGACGTTAACTTTGTTAAGCCTTTTATACTATTAATAATTATATCGCCTTGTTTTTCCTTATTTAATACCAAAAAATAATAGTCTTTTTTGTAATTTTTATTGTATTGTGTATTACTTAATTTTTCAAAGAGAATATTACTCATTTTACCATTTGCATAGGATTTATGAAGATCCATAGATGCATCTGTATAAGCATATACACACATTGCTAAATTACCGGTATTATCACTTGATTTTGTGGTGGTGGTTTTAATATTTATTGGAATCCATCCATGTTTTGTGTCATGGGCAAGGATATCATGCCACATTCTAATCTTTGATTTTTTAATTTTATCACCGAATTTTTCAATAAGAAGTTCGATAATATTATCTTCATCTAAAACACTATTTGCTCTACCATCTTTGGTTTTACTGGAAAATTCCATTTTTTGTGATTTCAAATATTTTTGAATTTGATACATTATAAATGGTAATCGTTTTATCCTTAGGATATTTCCTCTGAGCCATTTTTGTATCTTAATTATGTTAGTTTCATCAATTGTCAATAATGAAACTGATTGTGTTAATTCCTCAATTAGTGGATCCATTTTTTATTGTGATATTATAAATATAATGCAGGATATTTATAAATCATTTTTATATATAAAATAATAAAATTGAAATATATAAAGATATGATTTATTTAACTATTAAAAAGATTAAACATAAAATGATTGTCGTCATCGTAGAATCAGCTACTAAAGGTAAAAAACTCCAAGGTTACTTGGGTAAAGGTTATAAAGTAATTTCATGTGTGGGTCATTTCCGTAATCTTAAGGGTAAAGGTGCGGGAGTGGATATTGAAAATGGGTTTAAGCCTGTATTTGAAATAACTAACAGAAAATCATATGCGAATCTCAGGGATACGATTAAAGCTGCTGATAAAGTAATTATTGCATCAGACGAGGATAGAGAGGGAGAAGGAATTGCATGGCATATTGCTCATTGTTTCAAAATTGGGACGGATACGAAGAATAGGATTGTATTTCATGAGATTACTAAGAGCGCTATTATGGAGGCTATTGCTAATCCTAGGAAAATCGATATGAACATGGTTAATGCTCAAATGGCGCGGCAAATCAGTGATTATCTTATTGGTTTTGGTTTATCGCCTGTTGTCAGGAGTAATGTCCATGGCGCAAAAAGCACAGGAAGAATCCAATCAGTTACTTGCAAATTGCTCAGCGATAAGGAATCTGATATTGAAAACTTTGTTCCAGAAAAATTTTATAAAACTACTGGAAATTTCGAAGGAGGGATAATTGGAAATCTTAACAAAAAATTCAAAAGTGATGAATTGGCTATGGGGTTTCTCAAGGATTGTATTAAAGCAGAGTTTAGCGTTAAATCGCTTGAACAAAAAGAATGCAAGCGACGCCCACTACCACCCTTCATAACATCAACATTGCAAATTGAAATAAATAAAAGGTTTAAGATCTCAAGTAAAATGACAATGGGTATTTTACAGAATCTTTATCAAAATGGTATGATTACATATCATAGAACTGATTCTATTGCTCTTTCAGAGGAAATTACTAAGGCTGTTAAGAAATATGTTGTTGGAAAGTATGGTCGAGAATATTACAAAGCACGACTTTATAAATCAAAAAATGCTGATGCTCAGCAAGCCCATGAATGCATACGACCGACCTCTGTTAAAAGATTGGAATTGCCATCTGAAGGATATAGTGCTATTGATCAAAAAATCTATAAACTCATTTGGAAAAGAACGGTTGCTGCATTAATGGCTGAAATGATTTATGATAAATTCACATTAAGTGTTGCTATTTCTGGACGGAATGAGCTTTTCGTTGCTAATGCAGAAAAAACCAAATTTCTCGGATATCGGATTCTTTATAATGAAGAGATTAAAGATGAGGATGAATCTAGTGAAGAAGATATAGAATCAGATGTTTTTGGAGTAAAAGAAGGAGATATACTAAAATATGAAAAGATTGTCTCTTTCGAAAAACAGAGCATAAGACCACCTCATTATACTGATGGATCATTAATTTCTGAGTTAAAAAAAAGAGGTATTGGGCGCCCATCAACATATCATAGTTATCCAGGAATTGTTCTTGATCGAGGATATGCAGAAACTAAAAACATCGAAGGAGTAAAGAAAAAGATAAATGAGTTTAGTTTAATTGACGGGATGATTAATGAAAATCAAAAAACAGTAACAGTTGGAGCTGAAAAGAGGAAATTGGTTATTACTAGTCTTGGTTCGCGGGTCAATACATTTTTAAAAAAACATTTTGACAAAATAGCTCGATATGATTTTACAAGTGAATTAGAATCTAGATTAGATAATATAACTAAAGGAGTCGAACAAAGAAACAGTGTTATTCAATATGTTTATAATATGTTCAATGAATCTGCCGATGAACTCAAAACCAAAGGTGGTGGATCAAAAGATGATGGAAATAGACTTATTGGTAAAGATCCTGTATCTGGTAAAAATGTTTATTCGCGCATTGCGAAATTTGGACCAGTCATTATATTAGGAGAAGGTGATAATAAAGAATATGTACAATTCGATACAACCAAATATGATGTTGATAACATAACATTGAATGAAGCTTGTGGCTTTCTAACAAGAGATCTTGGATCAGGAATTATAGTAAAATATGGGAGAAATGGATTTTATATCAAAAAAAATAGTGAATATTATAATTTTATCAAAGATTATGATGAAAACCTTACTAAAAAAGAAGCTGAAGAATGCATCAAGGCGAAAAAAGGTAATAATCTAGGAAAATATAAAGAACATGATATTATGGTAGCCAAAGGAAAATATGGATATTTTATCAAATATAATGGTAAAAATTATAAGATTAAACCGGAATTTGATGGAGAAACATTGAGCAAAAAAGATGCAATTAAATGTGTAGAGGATGTTGGTGAAAAAAGTTCAAAAGTTATCAAGAAACTTGGTAAAAACGGCGAATACGCCATATCAATTGGACAATACGGACCGTACGTCCGGCTTGGAAAAGTTTGTTCCAATATTCCCAGTTCAATTTCTCCCCACAACATTACATTAAGTAAAGCAAAAGAATTGATAAGAAAAAAGAAGATGTACATGGCTGTTGGATTAAAATCAGTTAGAAAAAAGAAAGGAAAATAAATGTTCTAAATTTTTTATTAATTCTTCTCTAAAATTTAATTCAATAATATTTTTTGGAGACTTAAAGATAAATTTAACAATATTTATAATGGATATATTTAATTATTGTAATCAATGTAAAAAAAGTTTAAAATCTAATAATTTTGACAAAAAAAAGAACGGTAATTTTTATACAAGGTGTAAATCATGTCGTATTAATCATAATAAACATGAAAAAGAAAAATATATTAAAAAAAAATGTTCAACACAAACATTATGTAACGATAATAATTGCAAAAAATGTTTTTCTCGAAGTTTTGCATCATTTGATGGTGTAACCACAAATGAAAAATTAAAAATTGATTGTTGGAATCCTAACAAAAACGGTAAATTGATGCCTAGAGATGTTTTTAAATCAAGTAGCAAAAAATATTGGTTTAAATGTGATGTTTGTAAACATGATTTTGATGGTATATTAGCTAATATTTCAAAAAATAGGTGGTGTCCATACTGTTCCGGTGGCAATTTATGTAATGATAATTGTAAAGAATGTTTTTCTCGAAGTTTTGCATCATACGATGCTGTAACCACAAATGAAAAATTAAAAATTGATTGTTGGAATCCTAACAAAAACGGTAAATTGATGCCTAGAGATGTTTTTAAATTAAGTAATAAAAAATATTGGTTTAAATGTGATGTTTGTAAACATGATTTTGATAGTGTATTAAATAGTATATCAGGGTTAAATTGTTGGTGTCCATATTGTTCTGGTAAAAATTTATGTAATGATAATTGCAAAAAATGTTTTTCTCGAAGTTTTGCGTCATACAATGGAAAAACCATAAATAGTAAATTAAAAATTGATTGTTGGCATCCCGATAAAAATGGAAAATTAATACCCAGAAATGTTTTTAAATCGAGTCATAAAAAATGTTGGTTTAAATGTGATGTTTGTAAACATAATTTTTATGGTATATTGAATGATGTATCAAATAAAAATAGATGGTGTCCATATTGTTCTGGTAAAAAATTATGTAAAGATAATTGTAAAAAATGTTTTTCTCGAAGTTTTGCATCATATGATGGTAAAACAATGGACGGTTTGATTAAAATAGACTGTTGGCATCCCGATAAAAACGGAGAATTAACACCAAGAGATATTGCTAAATCAAGTCATAAAAAATGTTGGTTTAAATGTAATTTTTGTAAACATGATTTTGATAGTACATTAAATAATGTATCAAGTTTAAATTGTTGGTGTCCATACTGTTCCAGTAAAAATTTATGTAATGATAATTGTATAAAATGTTTTTCTCGAAGTTTTGCGTCGTACAATGGAAAAACCATAAATAATAAATTAAAAATTGATTGTTGGCATCCTGATAAAAACGGGAAATTAATGCCCAGAAATGTTTTTAAATCAAGTGATAAAAAATGTTGGTTTAAATGTGATGTTTGTAATTATGAATTTAAGAGTTTTTTAAAAAAAGTATATAGAAATAATCAATGGTGCCCTCATTGTAAGAATAAAACAGAATTAAAATTATATAAATGGCTATTAAAACACGATAAGATTAAAAATGTGAAAAGAGAATTTGATCCAAAATGGTGTTCAACTCAATATAGACATATGAATAAGAAAAAAGAGTTAAAAAATGGGAAATATCAGTATAGATTTGATTTTTTGATTACTTTTAATAACAATCAAAAATTAATAATTGAATTAGATGGAAGACAACATTTTGAACAAGTACGAAACTGGAAAACACCATTAGAACATCAAATTCGCGATAAATATAAGGAATTCAAAGCAAATAAACATAATATACCATTAATGCGATGTATTCAAGAAGATGTATATATGGATAAAAATAAATGGGAAGTAAAATTAAAGACCCAACTTCAAAAATATTATTAATCTTCATCATCACTAAATTCAAGCTCTTCCTCTTCCACTAAACAATCATAATAATATTTTTCCAATGATTTTGCTCCATCTTTTTCGAAATTTTCTTTTATTTTATTCTTAAATTTCTCGCCAGTTTCATCGCGAGAAAGTAATTTACCATTACATTTGGAACAGACTAAACAATTAACACAATAAAATAAATTACAATCAATACAAGACATAAAATCATTATAATTGCCGAAACCGAGTTCGCCATTTATTGTATCAATATCATTTTTGCAATTATGACATTTTTCGTCTTTATTTCCAATTATATTATCGATTTATTTCAAAATAACTTTCAATTTCACTTTCATAAAAAGATTCTAATAACTTCGTTTTTGAACCATATACCTGTTGATGTATTGGCTCCTCGCGATCTATTACGATATAGATCTTTCTTTTCATTATATTTTATAATTATTAATTTTCTTTAAGTACAAATATTCAAAGAGTTTTTAGAGGATATAAAAATAGAAAACCATTAATAAAAAATCCATTTCAAAAGTCTCAATATTGTAAAAGTAGAAAATGTAAAGCCCTTGAAAATTGGGTTAATGAAAATAGAGGATTAATAGAAGGAAAAAATATAACAATACAAAACAAACCAGAATTTCCCCATATAAATTTTAATTCTAAATTAAGGGAATGGTTTAAATTTAATCATACAGGTATAAAGGATATTCAAGGACACCTACAAACAGCATTAATGTTTCCTGGTGGAAAATTGGAAGGAATATTATGGTATGCTAAAGGAGATAAATGGTTATTTAAAAAATTAGTTAAAGAAGATTTTAAAGAAAAAATAGGGGGAT